TACTAGGTGTTGAATCAATAACATCTCACAGCGCGTTGCTCTACATGTTACGTATGGGTGACAAAATTTTACATGAGAAATGGAGGGAGGATGCCGAACTAATTATTCGTGACTTGAAACGTAAAGGCATAATACTGCCTATCAGGCGTAATGGCCAAATGCGTAAACTTAACAATGTGCCAGTAATACTTCCGAATGGTGAAGTTGCGATGCCTAACACAAACGAAATTCTCTATCAGATAAGTATGATTGAGAATCATGAAGATAAGTCTGATGATGATCTGCGGAAAATGTTCTACAGAAATCTACAGACTTTGAAGCATCGCAAAGGTTCATCGAATGATGCACAATCATTGGTAGGATAACAATGTACACAAATCCAAATTACAATTGTTTAGACCTGGAGACAGACCCATTATACGAGGAAATGCGTGCCTACGCAGCCCTCGAACCTTGGCGTCTTAGAAATGAACAAGCTCGCATTATGTCTGCAGACTTAATTCGCGGCGATGATACTGTTGAACAGATTGTGAATGAGGGTGGCAGCTTTGACCCTGACTTTGCAGCTAAGCTTCAATATAAGCTGGAGAGTCTTGAGGGCCAGGTGGTATGGGCTCACAATGCAATCTTTGATGCTGCATGGTGTATAGCTATGCTGCAGCCAGAGCGCGGTGGGCCTATCCCAGATTGTGTCAGAAACATTCAATGGCGTGATACTGGATTACTAATCAAGTGGCTGATCAATGGTCAGAAAGCAGAGCAGGCTCACGTCAGCATGTCTCTATCTGGGCTTGTTGGGGCTTTCATGCCAGAACATCCTCAGGCCCAGGAATTCATTGACTTCAAGGCTCAGGGCTTCGATCAAGTTGGTAAGAACCAAGAATACTGGCTTGAACGTGGTAAGCTTGACGTTATCATGACAAAGGCTTTAGCTTGCAAGTATGCATCTAAGGTCCATGCATCTATGCGCAAGGGTATGATGACAGAATTTAAGTGCATCGTGCCTCTAGCAAATGCTTGGCTTAACGGTATCCTGATAGATCAAGATCAACTAGCTGTTTGTGAAAAGTATTATGGTAATCGCAAGAAGGACATTGCCAAGGAGCTGAATGTATCACAAGGCTTGTTCAGTTCTCCAAAACAGTTGGTGCAATTCTTGTTTACAGACTTAGGACTGCGGCCTGTATCAAAAACACCATCGGGTAATCCAGGGACATCTAAAGGCGATCTGTTATGGATACAGAGGTCTTTGCTAGCTACGGAAGGTGAAAACGGTGAGCGGTACCAAATTGTATCCAAGATACTTGAGGCTAAAGAATCCACTACGCTGTATTCAAAGTATGTCAAGACTTGCAAGGAAGCACTGGCTCATAATGGTGACGGCTATATCTATGGCAGTCCACGACTATTTGGTACTTACACTGGTCGTATGACCTACAGTAATGCCACAATGAAGAAGTACAAGACAGGTATTGCGTTGCACCAGGTGCCAAGAAAAGCAGCTATGATTCGAGCTATGCTTTGCCCACACAAGGGCTTTAAGATCTATGAAGCTGATGCTTCGGGCCAAGAATCTAGGCTTATGGCTATAAGATCTGGTGACCCTGTAATGCTGAAGGTATTTAGTGAAGGCTTGAACTTTCACTCAATGACTGGTTCTAAAATCATCACAATGGATTATAACGAGTTCATGGAGCATTACAAGGCTGAGGATGACGAAGGCCCATATACTGAGAAACGTCAGATGGGTAAGCTCACAAATCTATCATGTAACTACAGGATTTCAGGTAAAGCTTTGGCGAAGCAGTCATTCGAAAAGTATGGTGAATTCTTGGACGATGCAACAGGTAACTTCCTGGTTAAGACATTCAAAAGCTCGTACCCTGGCGTAACACAATTTTGGGACGATGTAATTGCTGACTCAAGATTAAGTGGTTACACTGAAGCATTTGGTGGTCGCAGGTTCAAGTTGGCAAACTGGAGCTCGGACCGTTGGATGACAGAATCATCGGCCATATCGTTCCCTATACAGGGAGCTGGGGCCAGCATGAAGGAAATAGCAATTGCTGAGCTCTTCGAGAAAGTGCCGGAATTCCACTTTGCTCTTGATCTACATGATGCGACGTTCGGTTATATACCTGAAGAGAACGCCGAGGAAATCAAGGCTAAAATCGATGAGGTTCTAGACAACATTGATTACAGCAAGCATTGGGGTTTTGAGCCCGCAATACCTCTTCCGTATGAGTCCAAAATGGGCGAATCATTCAAAGACGTAAAATAAGGTTGTATCATGGGAAAGATAATGGCGTTGTCTCATTCGAGAATCAATGATTTTGATCAGTGCCCACTGAAGTTCAAGCTTAAGTATATTGACAAAGCCCCTGAATTCAAGATGGACAAGACAAAATCACCTCACCTTATTAAGGGTGAAAAGATTCACAAATATCTAGAAGACTATGTGAACCACAGAAAGGAGGGCAAGGACGATCTAGGTGAGAATTCCCTGGATGCAGTTGAAAATGGCAAAGAGTTCGCAGACAAAATCATTGATCAGTATGGCAATGAAAATGTATTTGCTGAGCTCCAGTTAGCAGTCGATGATAAATGGGAGCCATGTGATTGGTTTGCCCCAGAAACATATATGCGAGCGATTGTTGACTTCTCAGCCTATGGTGAGAATCAGGCTGAAGCAATCGATTGGAAGTCAGGCAAGTTTACGAACTACACGCCTGATTCTGGTTTTGGTCAGCTCGAACTTACAGCTGGCTTTATCTTTGCACTCAAGCCTGAAATTGAAATTGCAAAGACTCGTTATGCTTATGTTGAACACAGGAAAGCAGTTAACAAGGAATACAAGACTGAAGACTTTATTCCTATCAGGAATTACTTTGATGACAAGTCTGCAGAAATCAATGCTGAGGATAAGTTCCTGCCGAAGAAAAACAGATTTTGCAGGTTTTGTGAGGCTACTAAGTCGATGTGTCCTCATGGCACAAAAGAAGACATATAAAGAGACATGTCATGCGATACAAGTGGATGATGCAATGTCTTGCAAACGTTGTAAATTTATTTGGTCGCTTGATGTGGAACCACCAAAATGTAAGGCCACAATGACTAGGACTAGGCACAAAAAGCTTCCGGTCGTTATATATGGCCTTGAAATAGACTAATAATAGCTACGCTCTGAATAGCTATTTATTATAGCTATATTACCCTACGGGCTAGCCTGCTAAAAAGTAGGTGGGAGCGTACTCAGAGCGTAGCATTTAACAAGAGGTAGCTAGGTGAGTACTCCGGAAGGGAAAATTAAAGATTGGGCAAAGCGTAAGCTAAAGCAAGAATTACCAGATGTCTGGCTATATGCACCACCCGGGGGCATGTATGGACAGGTAGGGGTCCCTGATCAGCTAGGTGTTTGGCGTGGGGTGTTTTTTGCTATTGAATATAAGGCTGATGCTAAAAAGCAACCTACAGCTATACAGATGATACAGCTAAAACATCTAGATAGACAAGGGTGCATAGCATGTGTTTTAAAAGGTAAGAATGCAGACAGATTAGATAACCTAATCTCGATAATTAAGGAGAAAGCCGGTGGCTTTAAAGATCCCTTTCAGTGAATATGATTGGCCAATGCCAAATGAAGATTGGACGCCTTTCAAGCACCAGATTGAGACTACAAAGTTTCTGATTACAAATAAGCGAGGTTATGTACTCAATGAGCTAGGCACAGGTAAAACTATGTCAGCTCTATGGGCTACAGACTTTTTGCTTAAGAATCGTGTTATCAATAAAGTACTGGTAGTTACCCCACTATCAACCATGGGCACAGTATGGTATGATTCCATACGCCAGAATTTGCATAACAAGTCTGTGGGCATAGCGCATGGGCCTAAGCAAAAGCGTATCAATGTTATCAAGCAGCAGTTCGAGTATACACTCATTAACCATGATGGTGTCAAAATACTGGCCGATGAACTGATAGCTCAGAAATATGATGTGATCATCATCGATGAATTGACAGCGTTCAAAACGTATAGCACTGATCGATCTAAGGCTATGCGCAGAATCGCTAAAAACTCAAAAGCGGTCTGGGGATTGACAGGCAATGTGACGCCAAACAAGCCAACTGAAGCTTTTGGTCAAGCAAAACTTGTGAACCCAGATCACCCAGATGTGCCAAGATATTTTACTAAGTTTAGAGACTTGGTAGAACGTGAAGTGGCGCCACGCATCTGGGTACCAAAAGATGGAAGTGAGAATGAAGTCTTTAAAATCTTGCAGCCAGCAATACGATACAAGCGAGATGATTGTCTAGACATACCCGATCTTAACCAGATCACAGTTAATGTCGAAATGAGCGAAGATCAGAAAAAAGCTTATGACAACGTGAGAAAAGAATTGATGTATGAATATCAGCAAGATATGATTACAGCTAGCAATGCTGGCGTTAAGCTTTTCAAGCTGCTGCAGATTGCAGCGGGCTGGGTTAAGACAGATTCAGGTGGAATTGTGGAGCTTGACAGTGCTCCTAGACTTGACAGACTATTCTCTATCTATGAAGAGCTTGAAGTCAAAAAGCTTGTAGTCTTTACAAGTTTCAGGGCATCTGTTGCTGGTGTCACAAAGTTCTTTCAAAAGAAAGGTGTAAAGGTTGGTTGCATACATGGTAGTGTAGGTCAAGATTCTCGAGCTAACTTGATTCGCCAGTTCCAAATGAGCGATCTACAAGTTCTCGTCATACAACCTAAGGCTGCATCACATGGTATTACACTGACAGCATCCAACACAATTGTGTGGCATAGTTTGGACCTTAGCGGTGAAACTGTATCACAAGCAAATGGTCGTATATCACGCATTGGGCAAGCCAGAGTGCAGACAATTTATAACTTCGTTGGCTGTGCCACTGAGGCCCATGTGCTTAGACTATTAACTGACAAACAAACTAGGGCCACAGATGTCTTGGATTTGTTTAAGGAGGTTGTTTTCAAAAACTAAGCGTTCTGCGGTGTACTTGTTGACAGCAGCGTGTATAATAGTACTTGAAATTAAACAAAACGGAGTAATATTAGATGGCCGACGTAGCTGCAAAAGTTCAACAGTATATTGAAATTCGCAATGATCTTGATGCCAAGAGAAAAGCTTATCAGGAAGAAGAGCGTGAACTCAAATCTCAGTTAGAGGATATTCAATTCGAAATCCTGAATATCTCTGATGAGTTAGGTGTTGATAGTTTGAAGACTGAGTTCGGTACAGCTTATCGGTCAGTGAAATCATCCTATCGCATCTTGGATTGGGAAGCCTATCTCGAATGGGCTGAAAAGAATGGCGCCTTGCATACATTGCAAAAGCGTGTAACCAAATCAGCTGTAGATGAGATTGTGAATGAAGATCTCGAAGGTGATCTACCTCCTGGTCTCGATCTCTACACTGAAGTAACCATCAATATCAGGAAGGGTTAATATGACTAGTCCAGCTATCCCAGAACATCTCCGCAAGTATCAGGAGCAAAAGTCTTCTGAAGCTCAATCACTTGCGGATAGCGGTAATCCAACGATTCCTCGCCTTTCACTGAAGGGTGGTAAATTCCGCTTTATCATGGGCGAGGAAGAGTCTAAAAAGTTCAACGCAGTTGACGTAATAATTGTCGGTGTTGATCCAGAAGGCGGTCGGATGAACAAGACATTCTACAAAGGTGCCTTTGACCCGGCCAATCCTGAGCCGCCAGATTGTTCATCAATCAATGGTGTTGTGCCAGATAAGTGGGTTGCAAGTCCACAGGCTTCAGCATGTGCCCGCTGCCCAAACAATGCGTTTGGCTCTGCTACCAATGCCCAGGGACAACGCACTAAGGGCAAGGCTTGTAAAGATAGCAAGTGGCTGTGGGTTGTCAAGCTCGAAGAAGCTAAGGATGAATCACCTCAAGTTTGGTGTTTGAACGTCCCAGCATCTTCGCTCAAAGTGCTGAGTGCATTTGGTCGTAAAGTGTCCAAGACAGGTTTGCCACTACATGTAATCCATACTCGCATTGAGATTGATGAAGAGTATGATTACCCTGTGCTTGATCTTCAGATCGCTGGTTACCTCGATGAAGAGCAATGTGCAGTCACTGACGAAGTTCACACTGAGCAGCCTTGGCGTGACTTGGTTGGAGATACAGGCGTACCTCAGGGCGCTCTAGCCTATCAAAAAGCTGAAGCGCAGCAGTACATTGAGAACAAGCCCGAAGCTGCTTCAGAGCAATCTGAAGCTATTGAGAATGAGCCTGACAAGGTAGCTGATGCTGCAGCTAAGCCTCAAAAAGCCAGCACTAGTGACCCAGACGCAGCTGTTGAAAACTGGTAACCACTCTGTGGCGCTACGAGCGTAGCGCCATGTCTTTTCCCTGGAGATACTTATGTCGATTGATCTAGCTGTATCATTGGGCCACAATTCTAGTTGTGTCGCTATAAGTCCTGATACTGGTCATATCTTGTGTGGGTTTGAAGAAGAGAGACTTTCAGGTATTAAGTCTGACTCTGCATACCCAATCCTGTCAATTGAAAAATGTCTGTCGACTCTGAATAACAGAGACATCAACAGGATTTATATTAGTCACTGGTTTGCAGAGGGTCGGCTGATTAAGTGTAAGTACTACGACAAGGACCACATGGAGTCACTAGGTGTATACACTATAATAGGTGTTAGCAAAGATGTGACACACCATGATGCCCACAATTATTCTGCCATTGCCTTCGCACAAAGCTCTGAGGGCTTTGAAGATGGTTATTATTCACTTGTTGTCGATGGCTTTGGCACACAAGGTGAATGCATCTCAATGTATCAGTGCACATCTGCTAATGCAGTATTTGCAAAGACGAGACTACTTCATCGGGCATTTGGTTACAACAAGTCATTGGGTATCTTGTACCAGTATGCAACTGCTTTCTTGGGCATGAAGATGCAGCAGGATGAATACAAGTTGCTTGGCTATGAAGCTCACTGTGATGAGTTGCATCCTGATGACTTTGACAAGATTAGAGAATACGCTAAACGCATCTCTAAAAAGTATTTCGAAGGCATCATGAATCCCATGGCAATTGATCGTGACAAAGATCCAATTGTCAATATCAATGCTTTGAAAGCCACCAAAGATGGCATCTTCAAAACACTCTGGGATATGCTGGGAGAGTTTGACATCGATGACAGTACTAGCTTTGAAGCTAGGGTCACAGTGGCATTGCTGGTTCAGAAAGTCGTTGAAAATGTGGTGCTACAGTTAGTGTCAAAGTTTGGCATTAAAAAGCTGATATGCAGTGGTGGTGTCTTCATGAATGTGAAGCTAAATATGTTGCTGTCAAATCAGGTTGACAAGCTTTGTGTCATGCCTTTGGCTGGTGATCAAGGTGCTGCGATTGGTTTGTATCATTACCACAACCAGAATCTGCAGTGGCCAAATCATCTATACTGGGGTCATCGTACTTGGGATGGTATCGAGAAGTTCGATAGCATCGATGGTATCAAAGTATTCACTGATCGTGATGCCTTTGTGAACTCTATCATTTCTGAGTTGAATATCACTGGCTATGTCAACATTGTAACTGGCAGCATGGAATACGGGCCACGCGCTTTGTGCAACACGACTACATTGGCAAAAGCTAATGCTGAGAATACTGAGACTATTAACAAGCTGAATGACAGGGTTACTATTATGCCCATGGCTCCTGTCATGACTGAAGAAATGTCTAGAAAGTATCTCGCTCCAAACTTTTTAAGATACCACAAATCATTGGAATACATGATTGGGGCTTGTGAGCTTAATCCAGGCGTTGATAACATTGATGGTGCAGCTCACTATTATGAACACAAATGGTTCGGTGGCAATTTCAAAACTTGTCGCCCTCAGATCATTGGGTCAGATCATCCTGTGTATGATGTACTCGAGTCAATTGGGGAACCACTGATAAACACTAGCTTCAATTATCATGGCGTCCCAATTGTTTACGATGTGAATGATATTATCAAGTCACATCAAAAGCAAAATGCCAATGGCACAATCAAAACTTTCGTATTAGTGGAGTATAGCTAAATGTCTGATATCGTCGATAAAGTAGTTTTCTTTAACCAGGAAGTCCTGGGCATTGCACAGCGCAAGCCACAAGTGATGGCTCTTAATGAGCAAGAAATCACAGTGAAGTGTTTGCATGAGGAAGTTCAGGAATTCATGGACGCCTATGATACATGCATGGCTGATGATAACACTGTCAAGCAAGAATTTGAAATTCCATACGTGGCAGAAATGGCTGATGCAATGATTGATAACATCTACTTCGCCATTGGTGCACTCTACAAGCTGGGTCTTACAGCTGATCAAATTCGGCGTTGTATGTACGCAGTCCATGATTGCAATGTACAGAAGAAAGCTGGTAAAAATGCTAAGCGTGATACTGGCGCAGCTGATGCCGTTAAGCCTGAAGGATGGGTAGGACCTGAGGCTAAGATTCAAACTATACTGAAGGAAACCAGTGAATGACCACTGTTATTATCGAAGGGCCAGACGGTGCAGGGAAGAGCACGCTGGTCCAGGCGTTGAAGAATGCGGATGGAATGATTGAAACTATTCACCCAGGTAAACCACCTGAAAATTACAAAACCCTGTTAAAAATGCTCAATACTCAGTTGACATATCGAGCGCATGCCACAGTGGTTTATGACCGTGTAACATGTATCTCTGAATGGGTTTATCGACCGTTTAGAATCACAATTAAAAGTGATGAAGTGAATGAGTGTGGAGTTTACTTCAGTCTGCTTGAAGCTCAGCTAGCTCTAGCCATTAACTTGGATTGGATTATAGTCTATTGTAGGCCATCCACCCAACGCATCATCGATGAATGTTGTAATTTCACCGAGCACGATACTGATGATACAATGAGAGTTGTCAAGCAGAACATTCAACAAGTGATAACTGCTTATGACGCTATCATGGATCGAATGAAAGCGTTTGGCTGTAACGTGGTTGTCTATGACTATGAGCAAGATGACACGTTTGAATTCATAAAAGCAATTCTGGAGTAATTATGAGTCAGGAAACTACAAACAGAGCATGGCTAGAATTGTTCAGAAATACAATGATTCACGGTGAGCGAATCGAAGTACGTGGTTCTGAGATCAAAGAGCTTCGTAACAAGTCACTCACTATTGATCCATTGTATCCGTTCATCACATACAAAGCTCGCAACTATAACTTTCCTTACTGCAAAAAGGAATTACAGTGGAAGGTTTATGGCGATAAGTATGATATTCGTATAATGAATCATGCAAAAATGTGGGCCTCAGTACAAAATGCCGATGGCTCTTTCAATTCAAACTACGGTCATTACTGGTTTAAAATGGACGGCATTGAAAATGCTGCAAAACAGTTATTGGCAGATAAACACACTCGTAGAGCTGCTATCCCAATGTTAGCAGCTGAACATATTGAAATGGACGTCATAGACTCAGTATGTACTGAATGCATGACTTTCTTGATTCGAAAGGATAAGTTACACTGCATTGTTCACATGAGATCCAGTGATCAGGTCTTTGGTCTTGGCACAGATATGCCTTCGTTCTCATTTGTGATGCGAATCATGTTAGGCCGTATATCTGAGGCTTATCCTGAAGCTGTGTTGGGTGACCTAACCATTACAGCTGCAAGTTCTCATGTGTATGAAAGACACTATGAGCTCTATGATAAACTGGACATGGAAAGGCCAGAAGTTGTACCAATGAATAACCAGCAATGGATGCCTTTATGTGATAAGGTAGAATCTGAATATCTGATGAACATGCAGTTTAGTAATTTACGTATCGGCTTTAAAGAATTAAAGCCTTTAACTAACTGGCTGCTATCAGATGGTGACTTATGACTGGTCATTATCGCCCAACCAAAGATGAGTATTTCCTGGTCATGGCTATGCACGCAGCTACAAGAGCATCCTGCGCAAGGCGCAGGGTCGGCTGTGTGCTGATCAATAGCTATGACCATGTACTCTCCACAGGTATGAATGGCCCAGATACGGGCGCTGTGAATTGTACCACTGTACCTTGTCCTGGAGCAGGCTCTAAGTCAGGTGAGAATCTTAACGCGTGTGAAGCCATTCATGCAGAAGTCAATGCATTACTACAATGTCGTAATGTGCAGGAAATCACCACAGCTTACGTCACTACAAGTCCTTGCATTGAGTGTACAAAAGCTCTGCTAAACACGTCTTGCAGAAGGATAGTCTATCTCACTAAGTATGCAGATGGACATGATGAGGCTATAGCTCGATGGAGAAAGCGTGGTCGTATTATAGAACCAATCTCTCGCTGTGATCATAGCGAGGGTTTCATTAACGCATTTTGCAGTACTTATGGGATGGTAGCGTCATGATGGTAACACTGTATAGAAAGAACTCATTTGGCATTGGTCGCTGGTGCATTATAAGCGATGGCAACGCAATCAGATTTGGTCACAGTGCAACCCTTGATGGTTCACTGGTTATGAACGAGGAAATCATTGACGAAGGCAAAGCTGGTCGAAGCATTAAAGAGCAGATTGATCTTCGCATGAATTCTCGAATAAGTAAGATGCGTGACAAAGGTTACAAAGACACTACAGATGAAGCTGCCGCAGCAATGACAAATCAGTTAGGTCTGATTACACCTATGCTGGCGAAGCCATTGAAGGCTAATAAGATTGTGAAGTCAATCATACAGCCAAAATACAATGGTCACAGATGCTTGATTACTTGTGCGGATGGCGAAATCATTGCGTACTCTCGTCAAGGTAAAATCATTCACACAATGGAGCACATCACAAAGCATTTCAAAGATGTGCTGCCAGAAGGCGCAGTGGTTGACGGTGAGCTCTTTATCCCTGGCGCTAAGCTTCAAAGCATCGCATCTCTTGTTAAGCGTAAGCAAGAGAAATCAAAAGATGTGACATACTATGCGTATGACTATATCGATGATTCAGATCACAGGGTTGGCTTCAGTGACAGACTGAAGATTCTGATTGATCTGCTACGCAATGTTGGTGCGAGTGATTCAATCCTACTCGCTGAGTCAATTATCGTAAATGATCTTGACCAAGCAATGGAAATATACTCTGCGCACCTTGCACAGGGTCATGAAGGTTCAATACTCAGAGTATGGAACGGAAAATACGAAAGTGGCAAGCGGTCTTCAGGTTTGTTGAAGATGAAACCCATATTTGATACTGAAGCTGAAGTGATTGACATAGTACCAGGTGAGACAGGCTTAGGTATATGCGTGTGTAGAATGGATGGCTTAGATCAGACCTTCAAGGTCTTAGCACCTGGCCCACACAGAGATAAGATTGAAGCGTTGTACAACAAAGAAAAGTTTATCGGTATGCGGGTAAAAATCGAGTACCGTGAACTTACAGCTGATAAAATACCATTTCATGCTGTTGCGACTGAATGGTTCAGCTCAATTTAATAATTTTAACTAGTTGGTTAACTTTTTGATAAAAAGGAGCGCTCTGAAAGCGCTCCTGTTAACTTTTTAAGGGGCCAGCCCGTAGGGTAATATAGGTATAAAAAGTAGTTATTCAGAGCTATGTTTAGGTATTGGCACTTTAGTTAGATTGGTCTCAGTATTCCAAAACGGCCAACATTTGTGAGATGCGTATACTTGAATTGACCCATTCTCAAAATCTTCAGGTAAAAATATAGCCCAAGGGCCCCATGTCTGATAACCTGTAGATCTGCTTTTAACTGAGCTAGAATACCCTTCTGAATCCATAAACTGATAATCTAGTAATACAGATGGCGTGTCTTCTCTAGAGCCATAAATGATCGTGCGTAAAAATGTACAAGATCTCTGTTTCACCATGGACCCTGACATTTCTATTCTTCTATCAACTCTATCAATGCTTGTAACATTAAATTCAGATATCACAGGGTGTACAGTTGTTTCGTAAGCTCTGTAAATATACAGCGCGTATGCACAAATTATAAAAGCAAAAGTCAGCTGAAGGGTTAGTCTCATGAAATAAGGCCCAGGCCACCCGTAGTTATTAGGGTCATCATACCACCTATGACACCTGCTAGAACAATCCTTACGAGCCAGGTGAGATTTCGGTTTATGTCCTCCAGAGCCTTGTTCATCGTCTTCTGTGATTGCTCCAGTAGAGAAATTCGTATCTCCAGGTCGTGATGTGATTGTCCGTTTCGTCTTTCTTGGCCTCTCCACGACATGTCTCCTGAACCTCTATCGCCATTTAGATTATCGATAACCTTGCTCCAACTGTAAAATATACTTCCCTAGCTTTACAGCGTCCGTGCGAGAAAAACAAACATTACTGTTTATTGTGGTTGTCGACAGGGTTGGCTTCGGAGGTTTCGCTGGCATCGTTGGGCTTGCTTGACAACCCATCAAAGTGATCGTCAAACCAAACATCAGGATTCTGCTCAAGCTTGTCCACTTCATCCTGGTGTTCCTTTTCATGCTTCTTACGAACCATCCTCTTGATTAAAGAGACTAGCTCGTTAAACAGTCTTACGACTTCAGCCCAAGCCATTACTTCGAGCCGACAGTAACTTTAGAGACTGCTTTGAAACGACCCCAGATTGCGAAGATACCACCTGCAACACCTACCATTGCAGTTACAATCTCTTGCTGAGAAGCTGCGTCGACTTGATAGCCGAACATACCTGCAATCAAAGCGATAACAGCTACGATGCTACCCCAGATTGTCTTGGACTTGTACCACGGTTTATCTTCCATTGTGATTCTCCAACTTAGGAATACTAGTCTATTCTACCACAACCATGCCTGGATTAAACGGGGATGACCATGATCCGTATACAAATACTGCCTGCTGAAGCTTTATGTCTTTACGACGGTCGATATGTATAAATATATCGTGCAAGCCAACTGACCAGTTAAGACACCATGCAAGTTGTGCAAACTTAAGCTTCTTCTCTTTAGACCACAGCTCCCAGTAAATGTCAGCAGCCATACATCCATCTGTTGGATGTACAGGATTTTCAGTTAAGTGTAGACTTCTAAGATGGCCGCCAACATCTTCGTTATGCTCTGGAGTCCTGCACACACTGGTTGGGATAAGTGGAAAGCCGCACTCAGCCCTAAGAGCTGGCAACCTAGCTGCAAATCTGTCATCTAGCAAAATCACACCACTGCCTTGACAAGCCAGCTCTTTCTCTGTAAAGTAAGGTAATGCACCTGTCCAACTCATGCTACTTCCACCGGAGTCCAGTATCGATCAAAAGTACCGTCGCGCCCAGGCTCAGTTGTGTTAGCGTCAATTGATGACTCGTAAACCCAAAGGGTGCCGCCATCGTTAGGGTTATCATGGGTTACTTGATCACCGATGTCGTAAGCGGTTGGCCCGCTAATTGGTTGTACCCATCTACGGATAACTCCTGGCGGCGTAGATTTCTTCCACAGTGCTGGTACATCAGGTGGCGTCCAATCCGCTTGGGTTGTGTGAGCTTGGATGACCTCATATAGCTCACCTTCGAACCTACGAATAGTTCCAAGAGAAACAGCGACCCCGACCTTGAACTCAGGGTACAGCTCTGCTATTGCAGCGAGATCTGATTGACTGAGATTACCAGCTCTAACGGCAGCTTGAGTGGTAATGCGGCCAAGCGATTCCAGCAGTCTGCGGACCTTGTTTGGCGTAATAGTTATGCTCTTCATACCGGCACCTTATACACGCTGATGGTGGCTTGCTGTCCCTCTACGAAAACCGTGATCGGCCCGAAGTTGTCAGCGGTGATGTTGAGGGTTGCCACACTGTCCACCGGGGTGACTTCCACCAGTTCGTCATCCACCACGAAAGGCACGGGATCGTTACTGGTAAACGTCACAACTGAGGTATCTGCACTGTCAGCAACAATGGCGTATTTGCTGACCTTGAACACGCCAAGCTCAACCGGCTCCGGTGGCGGCGTCGGTATGTTCTCCAGTACCCACGTTACCTGCCACTCGCCGTTCACTTCACTGCCCGCCGTCGCGACCGCCCGCTGGCCGTCCGGCTCGGCTGGTTTGTCCGGCGTCACCGGCAGATAGCCGTACTGGGTCAGGTCGGTCTGGGTGCCGATAAAGGTGTTGCCGATTTTAAAAGGGCGAGAAACAATCCCGCCATTAGGTTGTTTATATAGCATATTGATAACCCTCCGATTGGATGCCGATGAAATCACCGAATTGAGATACTCGGTTCACGGAAGCAAGACTGTATTGGTACACAGAGTCAGAAGTGGAACCAACCATATACATCTTCGTACCAGATGAGTTAAACGCTATACCCACTGGGGTAGTATCTTGTCCTGAAACATCAAAACTCACGCTGTCATAGCTTGCTGTGGACAGATCAAAGGCTGTAGAAAGACTGTATTGGTGCACAGAGTCAGAAGTGTTACCAACCATATACATCTTCGTACCAGATGAGTTAAACGCTATACCCAATGGGATAGTATCTTGCCCTGATACAGAAAAACTCACGCTGTCATAGCTTGCTGTGGACAGATCAAAGGCTGTTGAGAGGCTGTATTGGTGCACAGAGTCAGAAGTGTTACCAACCATATACATCTTCGTACCAGATGAATTAAACGCTATATCGTATGGGGTAGTATCTTGTCCTGATACAGAAAAACTCACGCTGTCATAGCTTGCTGTGGACAGATCAAAGGCTGTAGAAAGACTGTATTGGTGCACAGAGTCAGAAGTGGAACCAACCATATACATCTTCGTACCAGATGAGTTAAACGCTATGCCCCGTGGGTCAGGATCTTGCCCTGATACAGAAAAACTCACGCTGTCATAGCTTGCTGTGGACAGATCAAAGGCTGTTGAGAGGCTGTATTGGTACACAGAGTCAGAGTTGTTACCAACCATATACATCTTTGTGCCAGATGAATTAAACGCTATATCGTATGGGGTAGTATCTTGTCCTGATACAGAAAAACTCACCCTGTCATAGCTTGCAGCGGACAGACCAATGTCTGTTGAGAAGGAATTTAGGTTATCCGCATTCACCGTCAACGAAAAGCTGTCATTGTTTTCCAGAAACAAATCCGCCTCACCCCGAAGTTCCGGGTTGTCCGTTACAAAGTCCAGCGTCAGGTTCCCGGCTCCCTGCACGACCTTAAACGCGCTGTAGGCGCTCAGGTCCAGAACCTGCGTTCCGGTCACTGTGCCCAGATCCAGAAACGGCTTAAGGCCGCCGGAGCCACCTACGAAGTCGCTCAACTTGCTCATATAATTCTCCAATCTGATCCATTAAATACAAGATGAACCGATGTTATCTCGCTATCAATATCCAAGTTCTCAGCTATAGCCATTATTGTTTGACCATTCCGAGCAACGACACTATCTATTGAGCTTCCAACGCTTCGATAGAATTTTACAAAATCATGGCGGTCAGGCGTCGCTGGTAATGTCAAAGTTAATGGGCCTGCAGTGAAATCAACAGCGTAACTATTCTTTGCTGCTAATGTGCCACTAGCTGAAATCTCTAACCATGGCTCGCCTAACGTCGTTGTAGCCCAGTCAGCAGATACACCTGGCTCACTAAGCGTAACATCCGCAATATTATTAAGTAGTCGCCAGTAAGCGTTGTCGTGAAATACCACAGCTGGGACGTTAAGGCTGCCAGTAAGATCAACCCACTGACCTTTAAAGTTTGAAAGAGATTCTGCGAACGTTGCAGCCTCTTCAGCACGAATAGCTTGCTCTGCGGCCAGGGTAACCTGGTCACTTGCAGCTACAGCTGATGTTGCAGCATTATCTGCCAATGTGCCCATTTCAGTGTATACAATGTTCTGCCAATCAATACCTTCATTCTGGTCGCTTACGTTAGTTGTAAGCCAAGCCACAAGGGCATTAGCCTTTGTGGAAAACGTACCAGACGGCTCGCCACGAAGCGGGGCTTCTGGCGGAGACGATAATACTGGTTTTGCTGGAATAGCCATTTAAAAGCCCTCTACTTCGATATTCATGTCTGAAAGTGAAGGTGAACTAATCACCTCAGTAAAGTCTCGATATACTCCGAAAACAATCGTGCTTTCAAAGCTCTCATCGCCAATATACAGTGTAGGCACCGTTGACAATTTTGAAAGTATAGATTGAACCCTGCCAACTTGGCCGGTCTCAACTGTTACATCGAAATTTACCAGCTTAATACTTCTTCTGGCTACAAGCGTTAAGTTACCAAATGAGTCACGCTCTTTCGTGCTATAATCGATAGCACCAACACTTGTACCATAATTCGTAACTCCAAGATCTCTTGCTATGCCAGCTATAACTCGGCCAGCCTTTACAAGAGAGCTCGCATTGGCACCTGTAATCCTTATAGCATAATCCGCATTGTTATATGGCGGAATGTCCGAGAACACTACGTCTTCTCTACCTTCATACGGTAGAAAGAAGAACTCCCACCAATTGCCTGCAGATATATCTACTAGAGATCTTGTTTCGTTGTATATGATACCTTCTACAGCGTCAGTAACGGTGAGCTCGATCTCAAGGCCTTCAAGACCAATAACTCCAAGAGATGTTACGTTGTTCTCGGAAGTAAAGACTACATTGATCTCTTCCAATTGCTCGGTCTTTGAGTCTCTTCCGTCCCTGAACATTCTCCACTTGTTTATGTAACCAAGTCTAAGCCAATCAAGTGGAACATCAGCTGAAGGCTCAGATGTAACTCCATCTCTCAATGCTTCCCAAGCTGATGCGTTGTATCTAACTTGATCACCTGTATTATATGTCCCAGCAACCCATAACGTATAATCAGTGTCAGTCACGTCACTCGATACAAGGTTTGCATCATCGACCAACAGAGGCGTTATAATCTTCATACACCAGACCTCGTTTCAGGCAAACCAGTCACGTCCCAACGACGTTGTAGCTTAGCAGTTTCTGCTGTATGTTTCGCTATGGCTCTTTGCCCATCACGTATTTCATTGCGAAGCTGGCGCATCTCACTAAGCATCTCCTTCGATGAACCAAGTGCGTCCATAAGATCACTGTGACTAGTTATTCGACTTGCGCCAGTAGCTTCGATTTCAGGACCTTGCTCACCGACTAGCCTTAAGCCACCGCCGTGACTACCACCTGAAGCGAAGCCCTCAACCCCTGACATGTCAAAGTCCATGTTCTGCAAGCCTGAGAAATCCATTTCGCCCAAAGCAGGGCCAATATTACCTAGATCGTATGCACCACCACCACCACCAAAGCCAGAGCCAATGTTAGAGAAGTCCATACCTTCAAAAGCATCTGGACTTAACCCGAAATTCATTCCGCTATAATCATTCAAGCCAAGATCCAATCCAGATAAATCCATATTGGAAAAGTCTAATCCACTATATTCTGGCTCTGGCTCTTGATATTCTTGAACAGCGTTAACAGCTGCATTAAAGCTATTTAGGGCTGCTTGAACACTTACAATGCCTGTGTTAATGCCCTTAAGTTCTTCTAGCTGCGACCTTGCGTTCTCAAGCTGAATCTCAGCATTGGTAATAATCGCTTCAAGCTCTGAAGTTCTCTGCTCAAATCGTCCTGTTTCAAGAGCTTTTCTCAACTCTTCTTCCTGAGCTAGCATTGTCCCAAGTTGAGCTAGTGCCTCAGAGAGATTTGTGATACCATCTCTTGCCTCTCTAACAGCGTCTATTTGCTCTTGCGATCTTTCAAGAATGCCATTTAGGCGATTCTCTTCCATCGTGAATTCTTGCTCAGCTTGAAGTAACTGCTGATCTCTAGCTTCCTCGATAGAAGCTATTTGAAGTTCTTCGCTTTCTTTGTTAGCCGCTATCTGAGCATCGCTAGATGATTTTATCACTTGTGTTTGAGCTTCAAGCGTGGACAATGTGCGTTCAGCAGCAGACAACTGTTGCCCAGTTTCGTCTTGAACGCTTTGCAACAGATTAGCTGTTAATCCCTGCTCTCTAGCAAAGTCTACGGCTGTTCCATATTGAGCTGCGTCTATATTTGCCGCAGTGCCAGCAGCTGTACCTGTTCCTGACATGTTGCCAGTTGAAAGCGCATTCTCAAGAAGAGATATAGCAGAGTTACGCTGCATCTCAGGCGGTATCAGTTCACCCAACAAACCAGATAGAGCAGCTTCGATACTGCTAAACTCTGATTCAAGGTTACTTACTACGTCCTTAGCCATATCGATAGATTGACGATTAGCATCAAGTCTCAATTGCTCTTGCTGCTTGATTGCGTCTCTCTGCTGTGCGTACTGCGCCTCAGCAGCCTCTATCTTCATGTCATGCTCTGCGTTTATTGTCTCACGCTGAACATCAAGTCTTTCTCTTGCAGAATCCATTTCAGTATTAACGATTGCGTTAATGTCTCCCATTATCGCATCTACTGTAGATGACTTTTGATCTATTTGATCTTGGATTTGCTGGCGTTCACGTTCTACTTGCTGAAGCTCTGCTCTTGCAGCATCGATATTTGAATTTATAGAATCAGATAATACTGAGAAAGCGTTGTCAGCAGTAGAAATCAGTTCGTCTAAACCTGCATCGAATGACGCATTGATTTCTTCTGCTCTTGCTTCAAGCAAGTCGTAATACTCGTTAGCTGCGCCTTGTAATCTAAGCAGTGTAGCAAAGTTCTCTTGACCACCTTTAGTGATCAAATCTTGAGATCTGACTAGTTCAACGAAACCTTCACGAGTATCAGGAAGCTCCATGTCGCCAAAAGCATCGCCTAGTCGTCTAGACATTGATTCAATCTTTTCAGATCGACTCAGGAAGTTATCCTCAAACTGTACGATAGCTGATGCGAATTGCTCTGTTCCGCCCATCAATTGTGAGATACTGTCGGCTGCTGATGCTAAACCTTCAGCAGAAAAATAGTATGTAAAGGCTGACCCAATAACGGTTATAGCTTCTTCGAGTAATCTGCTTTGTGTAGCTACTCGTGCCAACGTCTCACCTAGACCTTCGCCTGCTTTTTGGAAGTCTTCCAAGAACGGAACAACAGTTCCAGCCATGTCATCGAAGATCTTGGAGAATACAGCTTCAAGTTCAGCTCTCTTTTCATCAGCATTTAAACCTTCAAGACTGATTTTCTGAGTTTCAACCACAAACTCGTCAAGTCTATCTTGAACTGTGGCAGGTAGAATACCTAAAGCGCCAGCGCCTTCTGAGACAGCATCATAAATGCCTTGGAAAACAAGCGTAAACTGATTGGTAGCCAAGTCTTGGAACCTGTCAAAATACTTGTCACTGCTAAACCATCCGCCATCTTCCTTAATAGTCGCATAAGCCTGAACTAGCGTATTTTTCACTAGGTCAGAAACCTTCCCACCGATTATCTGAATACCATTATCAATGACTTTCTGGTCTCCCCCCATTATACCTGAACCAATCTCAGATAGCAAGCCACCTGTCAGATTATCAAGGAATGCAAGTCCATCAGTTAGAACTCCGCCTAAAAGATCATCTACAGCATCAAATAACCCAGCTGCTAACCCAGACAATGGACCAAAAGATGATGTCATAGCTGCTGAAGCAGCTACGCCAAAGCCGCCAGCTGCTAGTTGGCCTTGACTATATCTGTCGTTTGTAGCGAAGTTAACATCACCTCTTTCTCTGGCAACCATTGCAACGGCGCCTTCGATTCCGAGTTGCAAGTTAGACAACGCTCTAAGCATGCCAGTGTTTATATTGACCAGTTCTTCGTTTGTTTGACTAACCAATTCAACAGAGTTAGCGATACTGGAAGATTTCTCATCGATAGAGCCTAGAACTGAACCTGTTCCTTGAGAAGCTTGACGCTCTTCAGTTGGGTCCCAGTTGCTACCAGAAAGCCAGTCAGCTACTTCATTGAATGCGACCTGAGCAAGTGCACCGCCAATTGCACCAGCTAAAGGGCCTGCAAAAGCTGAGCCAAGCTGCATGAACATTCCGCTGTCTTTAGTGACTTTGCCGAATGTGTCTGTGAACATTTGAGATACTTCAGTACTCAAGACACTTGATATTCCGCCTGCAAGGGTATTACCGATAGCTTCGCCAAAGGAACCCCAGTCGCCAGATACAATTGCATCAGATAGAGAGTCTGATAATCTCTCAGCGGCTTCTTGGAATCTGTTTACAAACTCTTCGCCACCTTGTTCTCCACCTTCTTGCATTGCCTCAACAAGGCCTTTAATCATTTTGTCACGCTCTTCGGGCGTGATTATTTTGTAAGCTACGCCCATGTGTAGCAAGTCTTTCTTCTTCTGAAAGTCCTCGAATTCCTTGCCAAGCGGATCTAGCTCATTTCTAATATCTTCGATCGACTTACGAAGCTTGTCCATTGCATCCGCTGCGCCATCGCCTGAACTGCTAAACTCGCCAGTGTTAGTTGCCATCGCTTGCAACAGGTCACGCATCTCTGCATATTTAGCTAGCATGTCTTCGTCGATGCCTAGTCGATCTTGAAGGCTGCCTTCACCATCACCACCCTTACCAATCTGGTCAAATAGGTCATCATATATGTCAATGATCTTGCTAATCTCAGATTCTTGCTCTTCACGTAAAGTCTTAAGCTTATCAGTTATACGACCTGCATCACCTGTATCAAGATAGTTAGCGAGTTTAGTAGCTAGACTTTCTCCGCCACCAAGATCGATACCCATAAACTCAAGTACGCCAGCACTCAAAGAGCTTATGAATCTTATGAAGCTAGCGATCTTACTCATCGCATAATCAAAAGGCTCAGTAAATGCGAGCTTAATCTTTAAGCCCATCATTTCAAAGGTATTTGCCAGTGTCTCAACCATGACATGTATGGCCATGGCAATTCTGTTTCCTGCCTTTTTAACTATGTCGTATTCTTCATACAGCCAAGAACCAATTGACCATCCTACGAATCCAGCGCCAGCAAGCGATAGTAATTTCAGAAGCGTTGCTACTGTAGCACCTAGCGCTGCCACTGCGCCACTAGCCGTTGTCACAGAGGCTGTCCATATTGCAAGAGCCGCGTTATGGGCTTTTACAGCTATCACAGAGCCTAGAACAACACCAGCTGTGAGCTTTACTTCATCTTTATATTCGGTCAAGAACAAGATTGTTCTTCCAATGAACGATAGGAACATCATAAAGGCGTTAACCAAATCGATCATAGATTTAAAGAATCTGTCAATATCACCAGGCGTAAGACTCTTGACAAAATCATTGATATCTAGGGCCACTTCAGCCACTTGCTGGCCAAAGACTTTGAAATGCTCCGATGCCCCATCGATTCTAGACACAATCGTCAAAATTAGTTTTGAGATAGCGAAGCCAGATTCACTTTGAGACATTTCAATCATTGATTCTTGTATAACGTTCTTGAAACGGTTAACGCTAGCCTGAATCGATTTAGTCGATATCTCTACTGCAGGGCCAAATCTTTCAATGATAAACTTGGACCATCCAGAAGCAAATTCCTCGGCTGATATCAGGCCTTTCTGCATTTTGTCCATCATCACTTCAACAGTGTAGCCCATGGCTTCCGCTGCAAGAGTGATCGCACCTGGAACGTGCTCACCAAGTTGCTGTTTCAATTCTTCCATCATGAGCTGGCCTTTACTCATGATCTGTATCATTACGTTAAACACACGCTCAGTGTTATATTCTGGCATGTGAAGCACTGAACTCAGTATTACTGTTGACTGGAACAATGCTTCGTTATACTTTCGCAGATGGTCAAAGTCCATCGACGCTCTAAGTTTTGCGTAACCTTTTGTTATCGAGTTTAGCGGAACTGCGTAAGCTTGAGCCGTGTCTTTAAGATGTTCAAAAGAATCAGCTGCATCGTTTAGATCGCCGGTAACAGTGAACATCTGTGACTTAAATGTGGTTACTACTTTGTCAGCTTGAATTAGCTCATTCAAGAACCCAGAGAATAGTCTAAAGCCTTGCAAACCAATGAATATGGCTTGCAGACGGTTAAAGCTACGAGATAGGTTTTGAACAGCTCTGTCAGTTGCTCTAAGACGATGATGAACCCCGTCTGTTGCCCCTTGAATACCTCTCAAAGAATTGACAACTGACGACGCACCAGAACGAGCCTTCGATGGATCGATAACGATGTATATGACTCTTTGTTCAGCCATTAAGCCACCTTACTGAAGTTATCGATTTTTGAGCAGTAAGTTATCACTGCTGAAAAAATCTCTGGATTTTGCTCGAACATCATGTACAAATAGTCCACATCAAATTCGAGTTTAACATTGTCTGCGCTGTAAACGTTTTCCCAATCGTAAATTACTTCGTTGCAAACAAACTTTACAAAGTCTTCGTCATAATCTTTATTCGCAGCTTTCAAATACAGTTTAACGCCCACTGATCTAGCTGTATCCATTAGCTCTTTATCGAATAGATACCTGCAATGAAGCTTGGATTCGCCTAGAGTAAAGTTGCTCATAGTGGGGCTGTAAATTTGCTGATGACTGATTTTGAAATCCAGTTTGGATCTACAACGGTTTCGCCAGTAATCATTTGCTGTCTATCAACTACTTCACATGCGTAAAACTTTATATCACCAATACGGCTATTGCTAAATATCGATGAGCAAATGTCAGTAAGCTTGATAAGTCTGCCTGGACCTTTACCGCGTCTAGTGTATATCTCAACAATGACATGGCCAGTTAGTAACCGTCTTGGAGGATTGCCATGAGAGTAATTTGCTGAGTCGTCATTGAATATCTGCAATCTGACAAACTCATCTAGCTCATCAACGTCTTGTTTAGCACCTTCAAGCTCAATCAGAGTTTCTGACCAGTTATCTAAAAACAGATTGACACATGATGTGTAAACTTCAAAATACGTCATACAGAAGCACTCACAGCTCTATAAGCAACATGATGAGCAGGATTCATTGGTCCGCCATACTCTACGAGAAAGCTGTAAGGTGCGCCATTGCTCACGAAGACTTTATCCATTGCTTTGCCAGCAACAGTGATTGATGGCGCAGTAGGTGCGGGTACACTATTTTTAGCAGAGCCAGAATTGTTGTATTTGAAGCTCAAAGCACCTATAGATATTTGCCAGGAGGCTCTGTAACTGCCAGAATATACAGGTGAGAGGTCTACAGCTTTTTGCCACACTTTAACAGCTAATCGACCTTTTTCGGTGGCTATAGCTTTATCAATGAAATCATTAAGGTCGGCTATTTTTGGATTAAATGATGCATACATTTATTAGCGCTCCTAACCTTAACTATTTTAAGCTATATTACCCTACGGGCTGGCCTACTTAAAACTTAATGGGAGCGCTATGGGAGCGTACCATTTCATCTGGTTATTATAAAGGTATGTAATGCAGTGCTCTTACCAATGTTAACTTGTGTCAGCTCTGCTGTTTTATAAGTAACCAAGCCAGAATCCATAGTCAATTGAAGTTCATCGAACATTTCAACTTGCTTTTCTAGAAAACCAAAAACATGAATCTTTGAAATAAACGTGTTACTGTTTTCAGATATTCTAAATGACTCCTCTATGTCGTCAAATACACATCTTACTGCTTGTCTATCAACTACATTCTCATCGTACTGTGCAGTTTCACGATTATAAACTTTTTCATATTTCACTAACTCACCCTGAACGATTGCATCAGGGATTATTTCCTCGATAGTATTAAAAGCGCTGTTAATTAAGCCATCAAGATCGACTTTCATCGTTTAACCTTAATATTATGCGCTGCGCCTGCACGCTTAATATTGTAATCACCGAAGATATCGAGACTAGAAAAATTAACAGTCTCAAAGAATCTCTCTGAACTTGACGGATCAAGATTCAAAGTGATTGGGCCGACCTTTACAGAGTCGACCTTTGAATTCGCTTCATTCGTGTTTCCATACTTGAAAATGGCATAAGCCAAATCCGTTACAACACGCTTTAGTTCAACTGGAATCTCAGTCTCAAGAATTCTCCGGCCAAACTTATCCCATTGAAGAGCTTGTGGCCAGTCTAATGCCTGAAATTGATCCGTCGACATACTGAACCATGTAAACATGGCGTCAGTCTTTCTAGTAGCCTCAATAAGCGCTGCTTTCTTAGTTTCAATATCAGCAACTAGCCAATCGCCTCTTCCAACAGACCCTTCCATCTGGGTATCAGAAAAAGCGAGGCTGACATAACTATTAGCGGAAGGGTCACCTGGAGAATCGACTAATGTTACCATACTGTCAGCCTCGAAACCTGAGATTTTTTACTTTGCGCCAGCTTTGGTTGTAGTCTTAGAAAGGACCGGGTCTTGGCCGCCTTCAGTACCACCATCTGTAGCTGGGTCTGTTGGCTCTGCTTCGGTCTCTTGAGACACTGTGCAACCGTAGTAGGTTGTCAGAACCTTTTTAATCTTGCGAGCAATGGCTTCTTCAACAGTTAACTTACCGTCTTCGAAGTTATATTTGCCGCCGACCGTTTGCACGCCTTTCTTGGTCATCTTCTTCGGCAGAGTAAAGGTAAATTTAGGCATTTTGCAATTCTCCGTATACTGTTATTGAGACTACAGCCAGAATCTTCTAGCTGTAGTCATATCATTCAGAACTATCTTAGTTCTGGATACCAGGAGCGATGGCGATACCAAGTTCGCTAAACAACGCCATGCCACAGTACATCTTGACACGGGTGATGTCTTCGTCCTTAGCTTCAGCAGGACCAATCTCTTGAACCTGCATGCCAAAGTCACGAATGGCTGAAAGGCCACTCAAACCATGAGTACCAGAGCCATCATCGAAAGTACCAGCGATGATAGAAGTGGTAGTACCAACGGTTGCGCCCCTGGTTTGGTCAGTTGGAATCCAGTCGTTACGGAACATTGGAATGTTACGGTACATTGGAACCTGACGACCGGATGGCAGTGTCAGAACATCGTTGATGCTCGCGCCGCCGAGTGAACGCAGAAGAGCCATGAAAGCACGAAGCGTACGAGCCGGCATCATGAAGTAATCAACCTGACCATCTTTGTCTTTGATCTGGTCAATCAACTCATCCAGGATTTCAAACGACAGTACAGCACCGTCAGTACCAGTATCAATGGTCTGGCCAGCAGGTGTCAGTGCGAAGATGCCTTCAAATGAGTTCGCAGTACCATCGCCGATCATCAGGTTTTGCTGGTACTTACGACCCAGCGATTTTGCCTTTGATGCGATTTGCACAGCTTTCTGGTCAGTGAAGTCAGACTTGGTAGCCTGAATCAAACCGTTGACTTCTGCGTCACCAATCAGAGTGGTAAGTTCAGAGGTCACTCGAGTGAAGGTAGCAGGGTTTTTAGCAGTGATCGTGTCGCCAACACCAGCAAACTGAACATCGCCGAGTGAAGCTTCGCGGTTGTAAGCCAGCGCGTTGCCTTCGATACCCATGAAAGGCATCAGCTCGTAAATGGGGTTTACTTCAATGATACTCTCGATAACTCCGGCGAGAAGCATGTCATTGGTGAGTTTGGCAGCTTCTACAAGCGTAACTGTCGCCATTTCAATTCTCCAATATTATGTCATTTCATCGATTTGCTCCTCACCGAGGAAGATTACGATCTAACTAAGACCATATAAGTAATTATGAACCATGACCTTCCAGATTAAAACAGGGATAGCCATGGTTCATAAGAATTCATCATTTATTTCGTGAATCGCTTTTGAGAGTTATATAGCCTCTAGCCACAGGTGTAGGGTCTCCAGAGATTATAACCCAACAACTGTAATAGTAACGGTTACTAGTAAGAGAAGCAGATTGAGTATTAGTAAGTTTGCCTGTTATGACTTGTCCATCCACAGTCGTGGTTAAATCAACTAAGTATGGTTCACTGACACCTTTTGAAATTCCAAAGTCTATAGTAGCACTAGATAAGTCTGCCTCAACTGGCACCGTAACCAGAAAATTCGTAGCTTGGCCACGAACTATTTCAATTTCTTTAAGCTCTGGTACTGGCATTGTTAAGGCTCCTAAATTACAATATAGTGATAGTAATAACCAATGACGTCAATATTTTTATGGTAGACGCCATCAATGCTGACTATAAGTAGATATGGAACATTCAACTCTAACGATGAATTCGAAGCCACAGCTGAGGAGCTAATTGAACCTGTGCTGATAGTCACTTAACCTCCTAGCCTGCCGCAATAACGTAGTTGGCGCTTTGCCAGAGAACATCATCTGTGTTGGTCTGGTTCTCTACTTGTAGTGTAAGCACATCGCCAGCAACAAGCTCCACCAGGTCAGACACCAGACCGAAGCGCGGGGCAGCAGTAGCACCTGCACCCTGCTGCAGCGTCATCATGGACTCTGGTATCCCGACGCCATTCTTAGCCAGCCTAAAGCCCAGAACGTTGTTGTTTGCAGGGTCAACAGTGAAAGTAGCTTGAAATGAAACCATGACAGGGTTTGTGCCAGTATACTGTAGTGAGCTACCGCTACCGTCATCTATGAAGCGCTCGGTAAGAGATGTGACTTCAAAGGCGCCAGTAACGTTAACGTAAGTGTTTATAGCCGTGATCGTAGTGGTTGCAGGTGCGGTCAGATAAGTCTGCGCAGCAACACGAGAATTACGAATCAGGTCATTGCTACGGAACCACCAGTTATCTTCGCTTACAGCTATACCGTCGAGGATTTGTGTAGGTCCATCAGACATCGTGCCTTTGACTCTGCCAAGCCCTACATTATACCCGGGCACACCTCTGATGCCAATACTATCACTTGCGCCCTTGAGGAAGTTAGTGACCATATCCATGCGCTTAGCATTCAAGTTAGCAGCTAGAGTAATTGCAGCATTGCCACCAAGAGTGTCATAAAATACGCATTGGGAAAGAAAGATTTTGTTGGTAGTGCCTTCGAGTGAGAGTCCATTCGAAGCTTTGAAAAAGCAATCTTTAAATGCTTGAACGTCAAAACCATGAACGCTGCCTATTGAAGTACCTGGCACAGGTCCGATAAGACCTAAAAAGAATAGATTGAGTTGTTGGTCAATCGGTCCTACAAGGTCAAGACAAGGTCCGCCAGTGGCAACTATAGAGAACTCACGAAGAATGACGTTAGAAGCAAGATCGGTAGCTCTTAGCACGCCATTAGTGTTGGAGGAAACAATAGACTCACGACCAAAACCTCGTAAGATCGTTCCTTGAGAAAGCCTTACAGCATCAGAGCCTAAGTTAATATCGCCAAGCAATATTACAGTCTTGCCAGCTGGAAGGATTGTCTCATCGCCAACTGGGTCAGGTAAGTCTTCTATCTGCCGAATAAGGTGTACTTCTTCAGACAGACCCATAACGTCTGTGAGCCACTTAGCATCGACATCCAAATACACCTTATGGAATCCAGACGTAAGACTGATCTTGGAACCAGCAGAGGATGATTGGCGAACGGTTGTACGCTGAAGGACTGTTGGCGATCCATGAACTACTGTCCCAAGACCCACTTCCCAAGCTAGTCCATTTGCATCTTCAAGCACATAGATGACTGTATCACCTGTATTGGTTACGTCCTCAAATGACCGACGACTTTGTACAACACCGCCAAGGCTTAAATCGCTCGTGCCTGTAGTGGTAGTTACCTGCTCGACACGATCAGCAAGGACGGCTGCCATAACTTATTTCCCTTTACAAATAGATCAGTTATTCTGTGATTGGTTGTATAGTGATAGTGCAACCATCGTTACAGCTAATAGTAACTGTGATAGCTGTAGGCGCAGAGGGTTCAGCAGTCGTGTTTAGATTGAACTTCTTGCTAACAGTTTCTGACAAAGCAGATTCCATACCGTTAGTAGCAACTGTGGACATAGCGAAGTTAACCACGTAAGGAGCGACTCTAGGTGTCAGTGTCAATGTAATAACTGCGCGTTTTTGAAAGTCGTTAGCAGTGATGTATTCTGTGGTTTTAACCACCGCTTCGTCAACGGCGTAGTAAATACGATATTCTTGAATCTCTTCGACGCTAAGCGGAGATCCATCAACATAGGTAGTTGGAGGCGTCCAGCTCAAAGTAGAAGGTGCCTCAGCAGCGAACACAACTGTAGTTGTAAAAGTCAGAGCTGCAAACATTGTTAAAGCTGTTAGGAAGATTAAACGGTGCATAATATTTACCCTCGTTAATGGCTATCCTTATGAACAGCTAGTTAAACCATTATGATCCATGGCCACCCATTTTAACACATGGATAGCCATGGATTTATAATTTAACCTAGGCCAGCTGAGATCTTTTGGCGAGAGCTCATCTTTGAGCGATCTATATTCCCACCACGTCCATTGTTATGGGAATCACCGCCTTCAGAACCTTTGAAGAGGTGGGGAGCTTCCTTGGCAAGACCTTTCAGCCATTCGTTCATTGGCATTGGGTCTGAACCATTTCGGCCATAAATAATCTGACCCTTGCTGTCAATAGGCACAATCTCATTATCAACAAGTTTGTAGACCTGGCGAGCACGCATTTGAATGTCATCAAGTGCACTTTCGTATGCGCCAGCTTTCAAAGCACGGCTGCTAAGCTCAGAAGACAGTTTAGTCTTCTCCAGCTCTGACTGTGCGCCTTTATATTTGCCAGTCAGGTCGTTCATCTTTTCATCGAACTCGGCTTGAAGAGTTTGAACGCGTTGCTGAACAGCTTCATCGACCTTACCAGACTCGACAAGCTTTGATTCATCGACCTTGCGCTTCAGATCAAGCAGTTCATTGTACTGATCAGGGTCAACATTCTTGAACTTGTCCATCTGTTTCATCAGGTCGATGTTCTTGTCACGGAACTCGTCCAACCGAGCTTTTGGCACTACGCCCTCGACTTGCAAAGCATACTTGCCATCGTCAGTCTTTTCATAAAGCTTTTGGACACCTTCGTCCAGTGAACTCACGTCATCTACTAGATACTTCAACATAGTCATTCTCCAGGATTACCGTCTTGAGGATTATTCTCTGCGGTTTTTTGGTTTTGCAAGACTTGTCTTGCGGCTTCTTCAGCACTGGTTCCGTCAGGGTAAACTTCGCCAGTCATGTAAATTTGTACCAGTGACTCTAGGTTAATCGCCCCACGCTGATACAGATCAAACCATTTAGCAGCGTCATCAGGTGTAATTGCGTGAGAAATGAATCGTTTGTCGAATATAAGCTTGAAAGCTTCCTCCATCTGGAAATCAGCAATGATCTCAGATGCTCTGTTAATACCTGTTTCAACTACATCAACAATATCGCGGAGTGATGCAGACTCGGCATTAAATCGTAGAGATGTTGCTTCAGGTGATTCAGAGCCATTTGGAGATTCTTGCAAAGCCTTAGCTGAAAGACTTACCATTTGACGCTCTTTATCGCTAAGCGCAGTCTCCAAAGCTTTCAAGCCTTGACCTGTAAATTCCAAGAACTTAGCGTCAGCATTACGACCTGGAATAACAAGCAATTCAGATGAACCAAGATAGAGTGGCTTATCAGCTTCAGCATTCAGAATCACAGGTGTTGGAAGACCTACAAAGTGGCGACCATTCTCAAGGTCAGCGCCTGTCATGTAATGAGAGTGGTTGATATTTGCCACATCAAGCATTGCTGGCTTTGAGTCTTTGAAATTCAAGCCAAGGTGAGACATTGGGATAAACGGAATGTAAGGTATCCTAACGCCTCTGTTTGTTGGCCTGATAGTCTTAATAACCTCGTTATTAGCGTCATAGAGAACTTGAATATACACTCTTTCATTATCGATCACTTCAAAGGTCAGCTCTCGATAACGTACAACCTCTTCAAGGTCAAACTTATCATCAGCCTTGGGTTCATACGAGGATTCTTTCAACACAATGAATTCTTCACCAAAGTCATCACTCCAGTTAACGATGTCTTCAGCCGTGTAAATAGTCATGTGAGGCCAGCCATCTGGACCTTGCTCAGCAACTCGGTCGACCAGAATACCGCACTTTGTCATCAGGCACATTTCAAGCATTAACCGCTTTTTAAGCTCTGTCAAATCCATCACAGGATTTGTTTGCATGTACTCTTTAACGGCTCCATCACCTTCGAACGATGCAGGCTTCGATGTTGCCAAACCAATCATTGCAGATGTGGTCTTAGAGATAATCGAGAAGAATAAAGCTCTACGCTTGTAATCCTCATAGTCCTGACGATCTTGTGCTTTTAAACGACGCAAGTAAATCTCACCGGCATCCTTTACTACGTCTTCGCCCTGATAAAAGTCACGAATCTTGTTATACTGCTTGATTCGCATATCATACTGCGGGTGTTTACTTGAAACTGGCATATTATTATCCCCTAAGTGCCTGCGACCTGGCCGGTTTTAATGATGTTTGAGGCTCTTAAAAGCCTATACCTGATTACGTCCCAGCAGTGGTCTTCGCCTTTTGTATCGACATCCTCTGAATTCTTGGGACAAGTCTCCAGGTTTGGCACTGTTCTTATAGTCTCTGAGCAATTCTTAAACACAAAAAATGCGGGTTCTTCCATCGGCCTTTTAGTACCTTGCTGGAGTCGACCTCTCATTACGTCAACCCCACGAACTCTAGAACCTTGGCTCTTATCTCCACGAATAAACTGGACACCTGAGAGTTCCAATTGCTCTGCAATGCTATCTTGTCCAGGTTCAGCAGAGAAGATAGCACTATCGGCAGGTCCTGCTTTTACTCTGTGGTACCATGGACGTCTAGATTCTTGGTCATGAATCCTTTGCCCTTGCTCTGAGCCTGAAAGCTTTAAGCCTTTCTGCTGATCATCCGCAAAATATAGTTCATCAATCTGAAATAGAGTCCCTGCAGGTACCCAGCACTCTCTACCTGCGTGATCAACGAATGACTCGCCATTTGCTTCAGCAAACCACAGACATGCAGCTGGTGCACTTGACCCATAGTCGTAGGCTCTGTCAATACGCCAACCCGATGGTACATCGAATGGCTCCATAACATGGTATCGTGGATTCCATACATCTGAGAACTTGCCACCTGACAATATCTCCCAGTCGCCATCGATCATGGCTTGGACCATCTTCTCATCGCCCATGCCTTTGACACGTTCGATATAGTCAGGGTCAGTTTGCATCATGACCAAGTTATCAGTCAATTTCGATGGCACATAGACCCTTTTCATTCCACCATCGTGGACAGGGGCTTTATGGACCTTATAAGCACCAAAATCAACGAAATTTTGCTTGAAGTAATGGTGACCTACGCCCCCTGGGTTGCTGCCGTAAAGAATCCGTGGCAACAAGTGTCTAACATGCTCTGGAACACTTAGTGAGCCTAGTCGAACACGCGACCTAAGAAAGCCAACCATGAATTGTGTAAAGTGAGTAGCCTCATCAATTATGAGAAGGCCAATCTGCGCACCTTGATACTGATAAATGTCGCCTTCGTACTGACTATGCGCCAATTGAATGCGACTGCCATTCCAAAACTCGAAAGAGTTGTCTGATTTGGACCATTTCACATCACCACCATCTATCAGAGGCTTAAGCATCTCCAAAAAGCCACCGGGTGTGTAAATATGGTTAGCCAGAATCTCCTTATAAGTCCTACGAAACAGGTAAGTTATCAGTCCAGGCACTTCACAACTAAAGTAAATCGCTGCGACACGGGCTAGATAGCTTTTACCACCGCCCATCGCTCCGCCATACAGAATCTCATTGGCTTCTGTTTGCAGAGCCACAGCTTGATTCTCATAAAGCTCAAAATTAGCTGTCTGGTTCACTGTACGCCTCTTCAACCGCTACATCAGTGATATCTTCACCTTCATAACCGTACGTAGAACCACGTTCAATACGACTCGGCTTATCAGGGAACATTGAAATAACGACACGACGCGGCTCGTCACCATCGCTTTTAAGATCGACGGATTTAAGCTCAGGCTCAATAAATTTGCTGATTGTCTTGTGACATTCGAATTGGAGCTTTAGATCCGCCTTTTCATCGTGCGCAATCCTAGCTATCGACACAAGAGGATGGTAGTCAGGATACTCGCTCCTGATCATTGCCAGCAAATGGTCCCCATTGCTATTGCTCATTACTTCCTCCCACCGAGTGGAGCCGAGCGTTTATTTCCTTGCGAACGTCTCGTCAACGTTGCAAGTAGTTTCGCTGATACATCTTCCCTGTTCTGCTGTAAGTCTTGAGATGCCGGCGCTAAACAATCGACTCCGTCATATTCATTTATCGAGCCAACATATGTCGTAGACATTTTCAGCAATGTTTCAGCTTCCCAGATTCCGATGTCAGCTTGAAAGACGTCATTATACGCTTTTATATCCGAAGCTGTCATCGTCTGCATACCAAATCCGTTTTGCGTGGATAGCCCTATCGATAATGCCATGCTTAATAAATAGTGCGCCCTGCAATCCGGTATCTGGAGCCTGAAATCCTCTGGGTCTCGTCCTGATATCAGTTTGTAACGTGTTTCTGCCTTTTCGCCCCTAGAAGACTTGGTATGAAGCCATGCAATGTGCCGCACAGCTTCAACCAGTTCATCTTCTAGCGCTTCGAAAAATTTGCGCGGTCCTGCTGGAATCCGGCAAGTTGATCTCGAAGCCAAGTGTGTCGAGTCAGTAGCTCCATGGCGTTCTCGCGATTACATTCAAGCTGCTCGCCATCGAGCATGATAGCTTCCCAACTCATAATCGCATTCGCCAACTGGGCTGTCAACCTTTTCTCAAGGTCTGACGGGTCAAGCTGGCCACCCTTCCGCTTTTTCATTGATGCGCGAAGCATGTCGTTCTGATACTTCCGCACTTTGTCTGCGTCTGGGCCAAGAATCGTAATAGTAACTGGCCGATCTTCTTTGCCAATCACAGAGTATGCTGGTTCTTCAGTGTACGGGTCAATCACGTGGTACGTGGCGCCCTGGTTTGAGTCTTCTGCTGTGTTAATCTGTCCAAAATCCATGGTGACCTCTCTTATTTATATGGGACCAGCTTATAGCCCCTTGATAGTGCCAGTTCTTCGAGTGACTTACAATCAAATAGTGGCAACAACTTTTCAAGCTTGGTATCTGCGTGCAACGCAACTTCTATGGTTGCTGTCGCAATCTCCCCTGGCCGAAACCTCACGTCGATGGCCATGATATTCTCTATCTCATGGCCATCGCTCGTAAACACCTTCACTCCACTGGAGACATAAGGCCGCCCTTCCGTGGGCATTTTAATCTCGACTGACATTATACTGGCGCTGTGCCTTCGATAATGTCGTTGTCAATTTCCAGCATGGTCGTCGCGCTGGTAATCTGATCAACAGAGCCAACACTAGTTTTGTACGACATTACCTGCGCGGTGGTGTACACCGGGGTGCCATCCTGCAGGGTGATCCTGATTGAATAACTGTTGTCATCATCCTGTGCCGTCTGCAACAGTGTTTGACCCGCGTCTGAAACGTCGCGAGCCATCTGTAGGGTCACAGAACCATCGTTGAAAGAGCCTTTACGCTTTACTGTACGGCGATCTTTCAGTGGGTTGTGGGTTACAAGGTTGTATTCACGACCGAACTCACCGAGATCAGTAATTTCACCAACTTCAGTCCAGGTAACTTCGACGGCTTCAAAGCCTGCGACGTCGTGAGTAGCTGGAAGATTTGCGCTGATAGACAAAAAGCTACCGGCGGAAGTTTGAGCTGTTGAAGGCATGTTTGTTCTCCTAGCGGGTTCCGATTGGCCTTAACTATATCACGCTTGGAGCGCAAGGATACAGAGGAATTCATCGGCCATGATTGGTTGATACGAGATACCATCTCATTTGACATTGTACCCTTGAATGACACAAAAGGATCTAGGGATCTTCATGGACCAAGTACTTAGTACTAGGTCCATGGATTCGTTGGAGTTGGATGACCATGCACGAACCTCCCAGCCCTTGCACGAACTTCTACGACCTTGCACGAAGGGCTTAGCCCTTGCACGAAGGGCTTGGCATTACGCGTGGTAAAGCTTTCAGTTTGAAAAATACCCCGGGCCAGTAGCCGGTGACCCTGCAGACGTAGTGGCCCCCGTTAATGACAATCACAATCACTATCGTTATCATTTAACATTCAATGTCATTCATCATTCATTATCATTCATCATTCATTGTCATCTATCATTCATTATCATTCGTCATTCATTGACACTTGGCACTGAGTGCTAAGTAACACAGATTGTCATTCGTCATTCATTGTCATATGATAATCAGTGCCACATGATAGTCATTAACACTTAGCACTCAGTGCCACATGATAGTGATTAACACTTAGCACTCAGTGCCAAGTAGCAGTGATTGTCATTCGTCATTCATTGTCATCTATCATTCATTGTCATCTATCATTCATTGTCATTCGTCATTGATTGTCACATGGTAGTCGATGTCATCTATCATTCATTGTCACATGGTAGTCGATGTCATTCATCATTCATTATCACATGATAGTCCGTGCCATATGATAATGGTTGTCGTATGATAGCCAGAGTCAAATGATTGAGATTGTCGCATGATAATCATTGTCACTTAATACATGGTGCTATATGGTAATGATAATCATTATCACATGATAACGTTATCGTTTGTCATTCATTGTCATATGATCGTCGTTGTCGATGGATAATCATTGTCATTTGCATTTATGTTCACATGTGACATATTGTCGTCATATCGTCTTATAGCTACTCTCGTAGCCCTCAGCATTATTGCGCGAAGGGCCTTTGTGGTAATATCAATGTGACTCAAAAACATCATGTGATGAAAGCATCATTTAGGGCTACTCTCGTAGCACTCAGCTACTTTTGACGTTAGCACGTAGGGTAATGCGCATTAAGTGATAAAAGCTGAGAGAGCGCATCTCACATATGCTCTCGCTCATATTTTGCTCCCACGTGCGTGTGCGCTATTAAAGTATATAGTGGTTACGTATCGTTACATTTCTTAACAAAACTTTACACACTTATCATCTCAATGTGTTAATATTAGTCTTGTCGGTCGTGTAGACCACCAGCCTGCTGAGAGGCACGCTGCTAACTTAATCATAAAAGTGAGCATAATATGACTACTCAAAACGTTGAAATTGTTGAAAATGAAAACACTGAAATTGCTGAGCAAAACGTAAAGTCAATGATCGAACTTCTTGACACTGACAAAAAATTGACTGTCAAAGATTTGGCTTCTAAGATAAACGAAATCGTTGAATTTGTCAATAAAAACTCGATTGCTGCGCAAAGTTCAGGTGACACAGTTCGTGACATAAAGTCAGATCGTGCAATGACTGATGAAGATGCAAGGGCTGTATTGCTTGGCGATCTCAAAGATTTGTCGACAAAAGAAGCGGCCTTGGATTTGGGGCTTTCTTATGGACAAATTTATTCATGTCGTAAAGGTTTCACATTTAAGAAAGTTTACAAAGAATTTCGTGAACTTAATTCAGAGGAATCATAAATGATAATCATTATCTTTGGAATGTGTGTCATCGCGGGCCTCGGGATTTCTCGAGCTCTTAGAATCATTTGATATAAAGACCGCCTTCGGGCGGTCTTTTTTTATGCGTGAAATAAATATTGCCGAGCAATTCGGCAATAATGCATAGCGGAGCTCCCGAGTCGTCCGAACCACTCTCTACCGGTCGCCCGACGTCCGTTGGTCATATCGGAGCATTCCAGGTCATAATTGCTGAGAGCTACTCAGAGCGCATCCAGCTACATTTATAGCTAGCCAGTAGGTATATATAGGTAGCAGCTACTAGCTATGCTCAGAGCGCTCAGAGTAGCTCTAAATGCTACTCGAGATATATACCTAAAATATTATATAAAACAACGATTTACATGAGAACTATCCAGATCGCCTCCAACATATGAACGTCGTTCGATGCGCAGTACCCATCGTCCCCAAGCAAAGCATCATCCAGGGCGACCTGGGCGCTTCGTGGACGGTCCCTTTGAAAGCCCCAAAGAAATCAACGACCTAGCACGGAGCGCCATGGTCTTAGCTCCCAGACCCTTGTATGTCCATACAGATTTCTAAGCGCCACATGCCTATACAGATTTTCTACGCCCTGGGTGCCTATACAGGTCATCATGCCTATACAGATCCATGGGCTTAGCACTTAGCATGCGTCCATACAAGTTCATTTCGGCTGCAGGGATCACGGCTGCCTTGGATTCTAAGAAATCCTTGAGGAAATTATGGGCTTCGACGCATCAAATGCCATGGACTTAGCTCCTAGTTGTTGATTTCATTAGGAAAGCTCCTAAGTTGTTGATTTCTTAAGAACACCGGGGTTTTGTCCTTCGTTTTATTTTTTTTATATAACTTTATGAACTATTAAGGTTAAAAAATGAGCTATCTCCTGGTGTCGTAAGTTGTTGATTTCTTAAGAACACCGGGGTTTCATTTTTGGTTTCATTTTTGACGGCTGTTTCGGGGGCCGTCGTAACTTGTTGATTTCTTAAGAACACCGGGGTTTCATTTTTAGTTTTATTTTTTTAAGTTATTCCGGATTTAAAAACTACAAAGGTACCTCGGCCCGGGGTCCCTGCTACAGTGTTTATGTCCTTATCGATACACTGCTACATGCGTATTCTACATCTTTATATTTATATAAATTATACTAAAAAATAAAAATAAAAATGAAACCCCGCTGTTCTTATAAAAACAACAACTTGTAGGGCCCCGAAGTACGTTCCATTTATAGTTTTAACATCAGGTGGTTACTTTTTGAGCTACTCCCAGAGGATTCTTAGCACTAAGCGCTAAGCCCTACGCTCCCCTTATAACTTTACGATCTTTAAGGATACCAAGGACTAAGTACAAAGATCTCAATGACCGAGCCCATGGTCCGAAATATTTGTGGCTCACTCCACAGCCTTACCTAGCCCCTATCCGAAGCCCAGAGCGCTAAGTGCTCAGCATTCCATCTGAACATTCATCACAAGCAATCTCTCGTCAGCTCCAGCACATACTTTAATGCTGGCCTATAGTAAGCTACGTGCCATTTGAAATGCTCATTAGAAGCTACTAGAGTAGCTCTCATACGCAATAACATAATCTGCCATAAGGCAACATTCTCAGCTTCGCGCGCTTTCTAAGACAAAGACAGTCAGTAATTATTTGTGATACGCGGGCGAAGTGCTGGGTCGGGGTGCGGGGTGTGGGGTCTTTGTCACCTGAATACAGGGTCATAACTACAAGTGAGCACGCAGAAAAAAGGCCTCCGAAGAGGCCAAGGACTTAATGTGGAGTGTTTAGTCTTCGAAGTAGCCTTCGTCACATGCGTATTGATAAAGTTCTAACTCGAGTGTTTTAAGCCACTCAGTCTTTGTGTTGAATTCTTCGTTGCCCAGGGCAAGATGAAATGTCTCGCCGTTATCAAGGATGTCGATAAACAGTGCGGGTTGGCCATCGACTTTGTAAGTGATGACTTCGGCGTTTTCGACGTCTATAATATTCTCAGCATATTGAATCGCTGCTTCGTGTCCGAGCTTAACAAGTAGCTCGAGTTTGCAAGCGACACGGCCTGCTACGAATTGCTCGAACGTTGGGGTTTGCTTAGCCATGGTCTTAGTCCTTATGCGGTGTGGTCGAGGAAATCGTATTTTGTGACTTCGCCATGTTCACGGCGGTTTACCATAACAACACGGTCTTCAGCTTGTGCTCTGCCGAAGGAAAGCGGGAAGTCTGCAACTTCAATGATTGATTTGCCAAGGGCGTGGTCCGAGGAATATGCGGCTACGCGAATTTTGTCTTTGAAGATTTCTGTCATGAGTTCCATGATTTGTGCCTTTATAGTTTGTGGTTGATTTCATTTCACAAGTTCATTATATCAAGTCTGGCAAGAGAGTACACATAAAAACGCATAAAAAAGCCTGATCGAAGTCAGGCTCACTGTGAGTCATAATTCGACGAAGCCCCGAGGGTAGTGGCGCATGGTGCTGTGGTCAAATTCTAAGTCGTGGTACTCAAAGCAGAATTTACGACCGAAGAGTTCAAAAGCTTTCTCCCTGCCCTGCGAGGCATCGTCTGCCTCGAAAACAGCTACACAGTCTTTATCAACTGTTTGGCCATTGATGCGATGGACGTGGTCTTGACCCATTGTAACATAGTGCTTAGGCATTGTGATCACCATTAAGAGTTGTGTCTGAGATTTCATCAGCTGCGATTTGTGGTAGACGCTGCCATCTGTGAGTGAGTTCCATGAGCTCATCTGTGTTCTTGGCAATGAGCTTTCGATCATTTGAGCCTGGGGGTGGGTTCCGTGATCTAAGGGTTTTGATATCTCCCAGCAGGAACATAACCCTATACAGAAGTAAGTACTCTTCCTCTGCGACTTCGATCTGCTTAGTCATATTTCTTCTCCAGATAAGTTAAGAACCAGCGATACGAATCTGTGACACCTAGAAAGAGAATGGCCGAAATTATTATTGACCACGTCCCATGAATATCATGGGCACCTACAAATGTGACGAACAGCATGAGTTGAATGGGTCTGTAAATTGAATCAGGCATTGTGATCTCCTTAAATGATGTATTGTGCGTGTTTATACTGTTCTACATGAGACAGTATTTCATCCATGACTTCTTCGAGCCAAAAGTTATCGATGCCCTTGAAGCCCTTTGGATAAGTGATATTCACAGCGTCCTCAGCGCTAATGCGTACAAAGATAGGGTTAACCCTTACCGCTGTGTCATCAGCGAAAGAGAGACCGAATCGAAGAGTTAAGTCATCGACCGAAAAAATAAGATCGAAATCCGTGAACCCTCGAATGCCCCTATAAATGTCGATGGGCGCTTCATTGATCTCCACTCTTTTAGCAGGCACCTCTATACAAACAGGCTGAGCGCGATGATCTATGAGCATACGCTTGCAAAGAACTTTGACTACTAGGTGATTGAATTTCATCGGTTCTCTCCATATTTTAATGTGCCATTTTTAAGACTGTGCGTACGTATTGCGATCCGTGCATTGACGATACATTCACTGACGTAATGTCTTAGCTCTGTGTCAGCAATAGCATCGGCGCTTATCTCTGCCTGGGCTAAGTACTTCTGTGTCAGTGCTTTGACCTGGTCTGTCTCAGTTCCAACACATAGTGTAACCCATGAATTGTGTTCTTCGCTCATAATGATACCTTTATAACTAAGTTGGTTAAAATTTGAGTAAGTAGGGCGCTCTGAGAACGCTCCCACCTACTTTTAAAGGGGCCAGCCCGTAGGGTAACATAGCTTAAAATAGCTACTTATCAGAGCGCATTCTAGTACCATTGACCTTGGAATGCATAACACAGGTAATACCATCGACCACGGGCTTAAAGAACTGGATGTCATAAGTCGACTCTTCAGGCAGCGGCACTTTGTACGTAAAGATGTCCAGCTCTGTATCAGAGAACACCATGTCTTGGAATGCTTCCTGGGTTTTATCCATTGCTGCTATTGCACTTTTAGCAGTGGCCCATCCGAAAGCACATACAGCGAAGTAGTGATGATTTTGTTCCATTATAGTTACCCCTCTAAAGCCTGCTTGACTGTGACATAGGTACGGATGTTGTATTCAAGTAGTGTCTTGCCCTCAAATTTGAGGCTGCAAGCATACTCGAGCACGAATTTAGGTGGCTCAAGGCCGATACTGTATTTCACAGCGATCATGCGCTTGGAGCTGGATGTCAAGCACTTGGCGACCTGAACTGCGGCCATGGCTTCAGTAGGTGCAATCCCTGTAGCCCAGATGCAATTGGCGTGCCAAGAGCGGAGGACTTTGCGTGTGGTGAGTGTCAGCATATTCATGTACCTCTAAGTCGTTATAGTTAATCGATATCACAAGTACATCATATCTGATCAGGCGAGAGAAGTACAAACAAAAACGCCCAGACCTAGATCTGGGCGCTCGAAGTATAGTGCTGGGTTTAAAGTACCGTAAAGGCCACTGGAGGTTGTTCGACATAAGCTACCGCGTAAGACTTATAGATTCGATACTTGTCTTTAGTCTCACGAACCATGGACGAAGCTATATCACGGGCGTCATCATGTAAATCAGCGCTACCATCGACTTCGCCAGTCCTTTCATTGATGATAATGAAATTCCAGATCTCCACTGGTTTCACAGGCTCTGTCAAGAAATGCAAGTAACCTGCAGCTTCAGGGAACCTTACAGGGATTCCATGACCTTCTAGCGCCTCTATACAATATCTCTGATTGACACCGTTGTCATACTGCACATCGATACTAAAATTTCCAGGCATGCTTCGATCGTAGGTGACTTCTTTAATTGTGCCGGTCCATCCATTGCGTGAACCGCCTTTACGATACTGAATACGACGACCTAAAATATTTGATTGATTCATTGTGATAACACCTATACAGATTTGATTAGTGTTGATTAAGACCTTGCAGTATTACAGAACGTCCACTTATGTCAGCACGCAAGAATGTAAAATGGGCCATCACATTTCCATTCTCATCATAAACCTTGCAATTGCCCGGGTTTTTAGTCCAAAACTGCGTAAACATTTTGGCTGGCGGAACTGTGAGCACAAAGGTTGCAGAGCTGTCACTTACCTCCACTTCAATGTCTCTGACTTCCTCGTCAATACCGTAGCCAAAAACTCCGTGTTCATCAGGTATAATCACAGTGTAAGCAACTGAGATTGGACCTGAAATTAACTCGATTTTAACAGTGTTCATTTGGTCTCCTAAAATACAGGTGTAGCTGCCATTTTCTTAATAATGGCGTCTGGGCTATCGACTAAGATAGCTCGACGAACTTTTTCCTTGGCTTCACTAGCATTATCAGCCTTCACAGTGTTAAAGATTGGTTTCCTAGATCGAACACTGGTACCTTGCAGATACGTGCGAACCTGATACATGTCATTCATGATTTATACCACTCAATGTTGTAGCCAAGAACGTGTGCTACTCGAATTATTGTGTTTATGCGTGGGGCTAAGACTTTACCCTCTCTCCAGTTTCTCAGAGTTGTATGGTGGCACTCAGCTTGTATGGCCACATCTTCAAGACATAGACCCTGCAAGTCATGACAGATAGCTAGAAACAATTCATGCAAGCCAAAGTTACTGAGCGAAGTATTGGATTTCATATAACCCTACCTGTACACTATTTTGTAGTTGATGAAACCGCATTTGCTCACTGAAAGCTTTAACGGCGTCCTTGGTCATTTGCTTTCCAGGTTCACTATCCAGCTCGAGTCCATTTGCACGTACTGCGACCATGATGGCCTCAGTACGTGAAATTTTGGCTTGAACAGTATGACCATGAACAGTGTTGATAACATAGACAAACTTCACTATTGCCCCTTAGCCATGAAATGGTCAGCTACGTCAGCGCAAACTCTGTTACCAATATCATTATCAGAGTGGTCGTAGATCATTTCACTTGGAAGGTTATCGAAGGCGAAGCAGACGATGAACTTCTCACCTTGTGGGTCTTTAAAGCGTATAACTGCTTCATCAGTAGCTGTGGCGAACTCAACGTACTGAGCCATGGTGCTCCCTGTTTCTGGCCGCATCCACTCCTCAGAGTCAAAGATGTCGTCCACATAGAAGTCATGCTCAAGGGCTACGTTAATGGTTTTGCGTACGGTGCGCTTAATAAGATCGGCTTTAGACATGATTCATACTCTTTATAGTTAATTGATGTTACAGTTACCATTCTATCGTGTTGCAAGATAAAGTAAACAGCTAGGCGCTAAGATCGTCATCTTTAGATTTACTGACTCTTTGGATAATTCTCAATGTAAAAGTGAAGGCAAATGGGACGTAGAACGGAGCTAAGACCAGCCACCATGACCAGTCTATTAAGCCTTCGAATTTCAGGACCACGAGAACTATAAGCAGAACATCAAATCTCCACATGTTAACCTCTTTGTCTGTATCTTGCGCATGAAATGTCTGATACATACCGATGCGATATCTCATGTGACTCTGATATCACTCTTTGAATCTCAGTTGGTGTAAAGCCAGCGTCATACAACGTATGAATCATTGCCACTATTAAACTATCGACTTTTGAATTCCAGTGGTCATCACCATACAAGTGGCCATTAAGACCTAGCTTGCTTATCCTATGATTGACACCTCCTTTAGGACGACCGATCATTAAACCAATACCCTCAGCGGTCATTAACCCTGCGTATTTCCTTATTACAGCGTCTTCCTTAGGTGTGTATTCACGATGACCCATAAGTTAAAGAATCGGTTCGCCCATAAGCGTTGGCCCGTTCTCTGAGTTAGAGCGTAGCCAAGCTTCGTTCAGAGCTGATTGTGCTCTGTCATGCATCCATTCTACTGCATCTGCAGTCGACAGTAACTGTGATACCTCGATAATCATTTTGTTCCTGTGAACAACGCAATGATCGAAGGCCGCAATCCTTGGACTTTCGTTAGTCATGAAAATGTTCATGTGTACCTCTAGTTTATTTGATGTTACAAGCCCAATATAACACGCGTGTGGCTTGAAGTACATTACTAAACTCAGAGGCGAAGCATAAAAAACCCCGGCCTAGACCGGGGAAACGCTCGTCGACAATACAACCATTGATTAACGCTCAATGGCCAAGGCGTACTTTTTAAAGGACTCTATTATCTAAAACCCTTTAAAAAGCCCGGCTAAATTGCCGGGCTTTTACTCTCTCTTTCTTCGACTGCTTAGCCCAGGAGGTCTTCGGCAGAGGCTTCAGTTTTATCAGCTGATTCAGCATCAGCGTCAGCTTCAGCTTCCTTATTGGTCTTGGAAGCCTTGCGGCGATTTCCGCCACCAGCATCTGCAGTTTCACCGTCTTTGGTCTTTGTGGTCTGGCCACGTGAAGCCTTCCGAACTTCTTCGAATTTGGCAGCTTCTTCTTCAGTGGCTACAGTCATTGCTTTCAGGTACTTGACCACCTTCTCAGCGCCCTGTTCTTTGAACTCAGGGTGATGCTCAATCCAGTCGATACCATCGTCGATCTGCTCCTGAGTGAAGCGGGTATCTTCTGTGACATAGCCAAAGTTGCGATTCTTTTCAATGTCGTAGATCTTACCGACAGTGGTTGCAAACAGGCGCTGCTTTTCAGAAGGACCTTCAACCAGGTTACCGAAGCGAACTGCGTAGACCATTGCTACAGGCATGCGGCCACGGATAATGTCGACCCTTTTGATTGGCTCTTTAGCCGGCTTGGCTTCGACTTCGTTGTTCTCAACTTCGACTGCTTCGTTTTCAACTTCGTTTGCTTTTGACTTAGACATATGATTCTCCAGGTTTCTTCGAAATGCCCTTTATTGGGCTTGCGTTGTATCAACCAACAATTGCCATTATATACGAGCTGGTTGATATGTAAATAGTTAAAATCATCGACCTTGTTTGTTTTTGCTTGAGTCTTTAGCACGGCTAATTACAAGCTTTTCCTGCCCAATAGGTTGCACATGCAAAGTTAAAAGACCGTCAGGGGTCTCGTATTCAAGCGTGATACGCTTATTCATTTCAGCATGGGTCACTGCATTATGAGCACACTGCCACTCAATCGCAGACTCTAAACCCTTAAGCACGATCCGTGTGCGTTGTTTCTTTGGAACTGCCATAATGTAACTTCTTATGTCAGAGTTTAAAAGTTATTGATGCTTTTTCAAGAGCCTCATGGCTATCATACTGCTTTGAAATCTTGTCGCAGACTTCACCGATATAGCCCATATAGGCTTTATGCATCTCAGCTCCACGATCTTGGGTCCAAGACTTAGGCTGATAAGTCTTACGCAATATCTTGAAAAAGTCTTCGTCTTCAACAAGGAATTCATCGACCTCATTGATTACACCATCATTTCCAGTCATGTATGCGTCAAATAGATTGTTAGATAACTCTAACTGCGCAGCCTCAAGAGCTTCATCAGCCGCGCATGCAACTTCGTATTCATAATCTGTGGTTTTCCAAGTATCGTAGTCAAGGCTCATCACATTCACCTTTATATGGTGGCCAACCAAAGTGGCCGCTAGTGTTTTGAAAGAGTTCAACGTTATCGCAATAACGCTTTCTCTCATTTACACTATCATTATAATCAGCTTCTGATGTTAATAACACCAGAATCAGGCAAATTGTCAGACTTATTTTCATCAACACTGAATTCCTCGCAAAGCTTCAAAGCCGAAACCTCAATAATCAATTTTAAGATTTGGCTTGGTCCTTTTTGATACATGCTTTTTAAAGCTTGCTCAAAATTTGGATGACGTCTGACTCTATCTGCTATGTCAGACCAATCTACCGGTAAATCACATGAGCCAGTTTCCAATAGCTTAACAGCCTGGTTGCTAAATTCAGGTCTTTCTGAGCCCATTCTCTGTCTCCTAAGATCGTTCGTCTAGTCTAATTTCGTCATCAATGATTTGGCGAGCATCCGATTGCTCTTTGTCATCTGCAGGCCAATGGCCACAAAGTCTTTGCTCTTCCATGAAATAGCCATTTCCCGAGAGAAGCCAGCGAAACCTGTCAGCATCGGGCTTCATATCTCTAATCGTCTTGGTCAGTTCTTGGACCAGCTCAATCTGTTTTTCAGGCCATTCATCATAACAGTCTTCACACAGAGGTCCATGACTTCCTTGAAAGATTGAATCTTCCATGGGCCCTGCACGACCTGTTTCCTTATCACAGTCGATACAAACTTCTCTTGTTTCACTCATCACTCGTCTCCCATTGAAATAAACCACTGCATTGTAGTACCAGCCATGCCCGTACAGATTTCAACACCCGCTATCAAAAACGGTATCAGCCACCATGCTTCCCACATTATGCTGGCAAGGATGCCAAGACCTAAAAGTCCAATAATCATGTCACACTCCTATACAAATTCAGTTCATACTTTACAACGCATCGCGCGACGTGTAAACGGTGTCAGAGGCATTTAACACGATGATGTTCATCAACAATGTAAATGGGATCAAAGTTGCCATGCTCAACTCTAGGTAGACGAGCTGCTAAAGTCCACTCAACGCCTAGATCTTTTATCGCTTTGACCTCTTCTTTGTCTACAGGTTGGGTTGGGTTTGCCTCTATCCTGGAACAATAACTCTCTAGGGCCTTTACAAGTTCAGCTGGCGTAGTCTTTGTTATCTTGCAATAGATACGCATATTTTCAGAGGTAAGCCGCAACGTGTTCTTTTTAGCTGTCAATATAGTTCGTATTGTGGTAGAATTTATTTGTGTATAAAAGTACTCCGCCTTCATGTCATTCAATGCATGGTGCAAAGTGCTAGGAACACCCATTGAAACCACAGTTCGTGATGTTTCTGAGCTTGACATGAGTTGGTAACCCCAGTCATTGTCTTGCTCTTGGATAGCTTTAAGCCAGTCAAGTATAGGCTTTGAGGCTACAGTGTAGATGCTATCAGGGTTGTGAATGTAACAACCGAATCTTAGAAATATCAATGACTGTGCGTACATAATTGTTCCTCCATATTAGAGCTAATTATACGGCGTTTTTTATATAGTATACACTGTTAAATTCACAAATCTTAGTGATTAGGTATATCATAGGGTTAAAAATGAGTTATAATTAACCCAACGAATTAAAATTTACGGATGATTAACCATGACTGAAAAAAGAGTTAACATTTCGTCGTCAATAAAACGGCAATTAAATGGCGTAAAGCCAAAGACTACTAATATAGATACACAAGATAGCTCAGTCCTGGAACACCTTGAAGCAGATATGATGTATAATCCAGATAAATACGTTACTGTAAATATCATGGGTATCGATGTTATTGTGCCAATAGGAGATAACAATGCAAAATGAAGAGAAAAAGAAAGAAATAGATTTTGAGCGTTTTGGACCGAGACTCGGTAAGTTCTTTAAGTGGTACGATAGTTTCCTTCGTGGAACTAACGCTAAACGAGGTGAAGGTCAAATGAAAGTGTTCAAAGCTTATGGGTCATTTATGACCGGGATAGCAGGCGTTATGATCATAATCGGCATGGTAGCCGCATTCGGATTTTGGGCTTTAGCCGTAATAGGGATTATTATGGCGTTGGGCATGGTATCAGGTAACAACCAATGAAATTTGAAGGTACAGACGAAGAATGGCTTGTAGTAGATAATATCAAAATCCCTGCTGCAGTGCCGTTGAGCTTTTCAAAAAGCAAAGAACGTATATACGTGCTGCCTGGGGGCCGTAGGGTTACGCCCTCATGGATTCAAGAAAATAAGCACAGAATCATAATCGCGTTCAAAACGTATGGACCCAAGGTTTGTGAATATCATTGCTAGACCTTTTAGGATATAATTTATATGATCTACCTGTTTTCTAATAATTTTAGCAGGAGCTGCTCGTCCTTATCTGATATACACCTTAATGAGACCATAATCGATACTGCAATGTCTGTAAGCCACTATTTGTGGCACTTTCATAGCGATACTGTAGCATTCGATGCGGCCCATTTTTACTCTAACGACAGGATAAGTCGGGGTGTTAAGTCAGATATACATCGAGCGTTGTTTGCTGAAAGGAATCCCCAGAAAGATTTGTATGATTGGGTAATAAAAAGCGAGAGCAACTATGCTTACCTTATTCAGTATCTGATAGTTTTGAGCGCAGAGTATGAATACAGGTTCTCAAAAAGACATAAGCTATCACACATAATTCCAAGTCTTCCAAAGAGAAAATTCGAATCTGTAAAGGACGCAGCTCACTTAGAAAGGAAAATGCATACATGCATTGAGCTATACAAGACTTCGGGTTCTAGGTGGAAGTGGACCAACCGGGACCAGCCGCAGTATGTCATATAAAATTTACGCTCGGTTATTTGCACAGAATGGATACAAAGTTTTTCCTCTGGTAAACTCTAAAAATGGACCTATAAAACCTTATGGTTGGTCCGGCCGAAAAGTAAAAGCGGACAAAGAACACTTAGCAATACCCGCAAGTTCTGACACGGATGATGTTGAGAACTGGGACGAAGTTGTAGAGAAGAAGTATAAAAGCACCATACATGGTTTTGGTGTGCTGGGTACTGAGTGCGTCATAATCGATATAGATGTTAAAGGTGACAAACCTGGCGTTCAGAGTTTTGAGGCTCTGTTCGAAACCTATGACCTTCCAAAATGCAATTTCGTTGTTAAGTCCAAATCCGGTGGCTTTCACTTTTATTACGCAAGGCCCAAGGCTTTTAAAAAACAGCATGTAAAGTCAATCTCGAATCTTAAAATCAATGGTTTTGAGTATGAAGGCCTTGACATTCGTGGTGATGGTGGCTTTGTTGTAGGCCCTGAAAAATCTGGGGAATGGCAAGAAGGCACGTATTCTATTATGCGTGGTGGTCCAGAAACAGAGCTAAGTGTTCTGCCTGAATCACTTATGGCCGCCATAACAAAAGCAACGTCACAGTATAATGATTTAGAAAGCATCACTGTTGTTAAGAATGATGAAGATGATTATCGTGAAAAGTTGAAGAAAGGTGAATTACCTGATGTCCTGCCCAATGGCGCTAGGAACGAAGGGTTTTACTTATTCATCAACGCACTGAAAAGTAAAGGTATAAGCAGAAGTGCAGCAAAGGCTCTTGCTGAACAACTGGCTACAAGATGTGAGGGTGATGATCTTGAAGAGTCAGTAGACATAGATGATATGATTTTAAGGGTGTTTGAGGTTGATTCAGATAACCCTTATGACATAGCCTCAGACATCTTGAATCGTGGATTCTTCCAGATAATCAACTACAAGAACAAACCCTTTTACTGCCTGCCAAAAGAAAATCCCTATCTAACTTCAAGACGACCACATGACTCAGCCACAATGAAAGAGCTGATGGCAAAGTATGCTCGAGTAGTTGTGACTGGTAGTGGTAAGGAAAAGCTTGTGAATCCTATGGATGTCATGCTTCCAAGGATCCCAGACGAATACAAGGTTGACAGTATAGGTTTTAAGCCTGGCTCTGGTGACGTGTTCTCTATTGGTTCAGATGAGAATGCTACAAGGTTCATGAATACGTATAGAGCACCAGAAATAACAATGACCGAGCCAGAACTTGATAGTGAGATCTGGGATGACTTTATCAAGCTGATAACTAGAATCTTTGGCGAACCTGGAACTGACGATCATACATTGGGTTTAGACTTTCTATCATGGTTGCTGCAAAGGCCAGGTGAGAAGATGTCAATAACTCCACTGTTGTTGTCTAGGGTCCGAGGTGTTGGTAAGTCACTCTATTTTAACTTGATCCATCAAATCATGGGTGTGAATAAGTTTGGTGATGGGCAAGCTAAAATGGTGAAGCTTGATGAAATCACTGGGCGATTCTTTGACCCTACAAGTTGTCTTGTAAACCTGGTTGATGAGGTGCAGTTTGGCATTCATAGAAATGTTAGGCAAGAATTCAATAACTTTTGGCGTCATCTTAAAAACCTTGTTACTGCTGAAGTGATACCTGTGGAAATCAAGGGCGGTGCTACTATGCAGATGCCCAATACTGCAGCACTGATAATGGCTGGTAACACAGATGGTTTTATCCCAATGGAGGAAATGGATCGTCGTGTTTGGGTTATTGATACACATGCACCTCAACTTGAAGTTGGCTATGTCGATAGATTGTTCGATGTAATCAAGGGCACTAACAGCTGTAAAAATAAGCATGAACGGCTTCGACTTATTATGTCACTGCGTTACCACTTGAAGAATAGGGCCATACAGATGGACTTGTCAACTATTCGAGCGCCTATGACTGAGATCAAGCAAGCCATGGTTAGACAATCCCTGACAGATCAGGAAGATTGGATTGTCAATTACTTTGAACAAGGTGTAAATTTACTAGGTGTTGAATCAATAACATCTCACAGCGCGTTGCTCTACATGTTACGTATGGGTGACAAAATTTTACATGAGAAATGGAGGGAGGATGCCGAACTAATTATTCGTGACTTGAAACGTAAAGGCATAATACTGCCTA